TTCTCCAAATCGGATTTGGTCAGGCTTACTATGTCCTTCACGGTTTTGTATCCCGATTCCCAAAGCTGTGAGATCACACCTTCGCCGAAATTGTCGCATTCCAGGATTTCGAAAAACGATACCAGCTGCTTGAACTTCTGGTCCTCGGTTTCCCCGATGGTCATCAGTTCAACCCCGTTATCGTTCCATGTGATGTTTGGGATGGTCGGCATTTGGAATTCGACCGGCGATGTAACCTCGTATATGATCGGTATTACCATTCCCGAACGCTTGATGAGAACCTTGGCTCCGACTCCCAATCCGAGATCCTTTACGAACCTGGCATTGTTTCCGGTCACGTTGGAAACCGTCACCCCGTCCAGTTTGACCGGATTGACGTGAAGGGTCGGCTTCAGATATCCCTGTTTCGATATGTTCCATGAGATTCCTATGATTTCGGTCTCGGCGGTCTGCTCGAACTGTGGTGATTTGTATGCTCTCGCCCAACAGGGATTGTTTGAGGATGTTTCCCTTCCCAGGCTGTCCTGTAGGGACATGTTGTTCACCTCTATTATTAGTCCGTCGATTTCGAAATCTTCCGACCATTTCTTGAACAGTCCGTGGAGGTGTTCCTCGCTTATTTCCCCGAGTTTGATTACCTCGTAAGGGACCTTGGTTTCCTGTCCTGCGTTGAGACGGTCAAGGATGTCCGATTTGAAATAGGTCGTCATCGAATCGACTCCGTACTTGATGAACAGGAGATCCTTGAGGGGTTCGGTCACCTCTTTCGAGTTTAGTAGTCCGGCTACCAGGTTCCTCGGATTGGCGAAGTCGTTTGAGTATTTGTCGACGAAGGTTTTCTTCGGCATCATGACTTCTCCGAAGGTATGTGTGAAAGGAAAGTGTCCGTCGGAATGGAAATGGTTTCCGATAAGTTTGTAGTGCTCGTCGGATTTCTGTCCGTACTCACCGTCTCCCCTGGTCCAGGCCTCTCCCGTGGTTTCATTGACGCAGAGGGACAGTCCGTCGTATTTAGGGGTTATGACCAGATCGGTCTGGATGGGTATGTTTTTTAGCCTGAACCAATCCTTGATTTCGTCAAGGGTCTTTACCTTGTTCATCGATCTCATCTGAATAGGAAGCTTCCGTTTGCGGGATTCGTCGGCGACGGATAGGCCGATTTGGTTCAGTATTTCGTTGTCGGGATCCAAAATTCGGAGTTCGTCGACAAGTTGGTCGTATTCGGAATCGGACATTATAGGGTTTCCGATTCGGTATGCCTGGTTGGCTGCGCTGATTTTCGATGCGAGTTCCTTAATCATAAAAACAAATATAGGAAAAAATTTGGTTCAAAACAAAAAATACGGATCAAAATATAATGGAAATGATACTGAACCTTATTACAAGATGTACGAGGCCCCACAATCTCGATAAAGTTAGGAATTCGATTTCGGAAAACCAAATCGGATCCGTTAGATGGTGGGTCCTGTTCGACAGGAACTCCGTCAGGGAAATAGATGTCGACATATTATCCGGACTTTACTCTTCTGACATCCCGACCGAGATTAGATTCATGAAATCCGAATCCGACAACTCATGCGGGATTGACATGATAAACCAGATCCTTCCCGAGATCGGTCCCGAGGAATGGATTCACATACTTGACGACGACAACATCCTTCACCCGGATTTCTGGAAGGAAATCGGGAAGATGGATCTTGAGGGCAAAAAGGCCATAGTTTTTTCCCAGGATGTCGGGAAAAGGGATTTCACCGGATTGGATGTCAGGGAAGCCATTCCCGAGAACATGAGGTTTCAGGGTGTCGATTCCGCCCAGTTTGTCGTCAGGAGGGATTTCGTCGAAAGGTTCCAGGTCACTTACGCGTTTGACGGGTTTTTCATAGAGGAAAGGTTCAAATCCGAACCTGAAAGTTTTGTCCTTGTGAATCGGGTCCTGTCGTATTACAACCGTCTTTCCCCGACCTGGTGTTCGTCTCCGACCGTACTGCTCATCGGGGGTGAGGCCGATCTTAAATCCATCAAGGTTGCCGGATATGAGTCGGACCATCTCGATATGGTTTGCCGTGCCGACGATTCGGATGTCTATCGGGTCCTTTCCGAATCCGATCCCGACGCGGTGATAACCGTTGGTGAGACTTGGAATCTTTTTCCGAACCTTTCAAAGCAGCCGTATGGCATCAGGAAAAGATGGATCCATTTTCCCGGCCTGACCGATTCGGTCGGGGAAGCCGCTTATCAGTGTTCGATGAATTTCATCCTGAATCCTTTCTACAGGGACAATCCCTTGGTCAGCCTTTTCACCCCGATTTTCAATACCGGAGATAAGCTGGTCAGGACCTATCAGTCGGTTAGGAACCAATCGTATTCCAATTGGGAGTGGGTTCTGGTCAACGATTCGAATGATGGTGGAAAGACTCTTCGTGTGGCCCAGGAAATATCCAAATCGGATCCCCGTGTCAGGGTTTACGATTTTCGGGAAAAGACCGGTGGTGTTGTCGGTGAGTCGAAATACAGGGCTGCTTCCCTGTGTAGCGGCATTTACCTTATGGAGCTCGACCATGACGATGCTCTTACCCATGATGCGGTTCATTGGATGGTTGAGGCTTTTAGGAAGTATCCCGACGCCAAATTCGTCTATTCCGACTGTGCCGAGATATATGAGAATCACCAGTCACTAACCTACGAACCCGGATTTTCGTTCGGATACGGTTCGTATAGGGATGAGACTTATCAGGGAAGGACCTACAAGGCGATGAACACGTCGAACATAAATCCGAAGACCATACGCCATATAGTCGGGGTTCCAAACCATTTCAGGGCCTGGGACAGGTTTTTCTACCATTCGATAGGGGGCCACAACCGGAGGCTTCCGATTGCCGACGATTATGAGCTGATAGTCCGGACTTTTCTGAAAACGAGAATGGTCAGGATTCCCAAGATGCTTTATTTACAGTACTATCACAATTCCAACACCCAGAACCAGACCCGTGCCGACATACAGAGGAGGGTCAGGAGCATTTCGAGGCATTACAACCTTGACATTAAAAAGAGGTTTGAGGAGTTGGGAAAGAACGATTGGGCCTATCAGGGAAATCCGGAAAACCCGACGTGGGTGGAAAGCCGTTTCGGTGAGGAGGAGAACTCGGTCAACCATATTTTCAGGGAGGATCCCTATGTGTACGTTACACGGGAGTCACAGTCTTTAAATTATCTGATTTAGGAGTATTTCCCTTTTGTATTTCAAGGGCATCTCGTTTACAATATCCTTCCAAAAGGTTTCACTGAGTTTTCCATGTTGCATTATGAAAAACTTGTCTTTTTTCTCTATGTGTGGGGATATGAATCCATCGGTTATGATAGGTGGGGCTTCGGTGTCTTCCCCGAAACATGTGAACCCTTGGTTGTGTATGGTCAGGTATATGGTCAGGTTTCTGTTTACTTTCCAGGCGTATGTTGAAAGGGTGTCTATGGTTTCTTTGGTGAGTGTGATTCCCATCTCATAGATTCGGATCGGTTGAGTCGGGTTTCTTTTGTTCTTGACTGTCCTTTCCATTATAAGTGTGTTGGCTTCTTTTATCTCGGAATAAAGGATGTTGTTGCCGTAATCGTTGACCTCATAGATTACCAGAGGGTGTTTGATTTTTCGGAAGCCCATCGATTTTATTTTTTTGATGTAATTCATCCAACAAATGTATGAAATCGATTTGAGAACCTGAAATTATTAATATATAATCAAAAATAAAACCATCCAAATGGCAGTTCAAAGTTCATTCAGTCAAGTTGCGGATCAGATAGTAAACTACAATACCAACGTCATAAACATATTAAGCGGCATCGACCAGGCCATGAAAACCACAGACAGTTCGATTGCCGTCAAGGTTACCGACTCTGCGGGACTTACCTCGTCTCTGCTGAACATACCTTCTTTCAACTATTTGCAGTCTCAGATAAAGACTCTTGAAAACAGTATTAAATCGATATACAGTCTCAACTACGGTTCGGCACTTATTCAGCCTTCCAACGGGACACAGTTCAAGAAAGTGGTCACCGTCAGCCTCAACAGGGAACCCAATGACATTTCGAGCCTTACAGCTCCCACCACTTTCGTCACCGACAAGAACTGGATTTTCGACGGTCTTATGAATCCGACCCTTTCGATAGAATTGGATTTGACAGGACAGATTGAGTATAATGTCAGGAAAATACTGTGTAGGAGATACATACCCGAATTCGCTACCGACACCAATGGGAACGCCACTCCTCTTGGTGTTCAGGCCATCAACAGTTTCAACGCCCTATTCAAGAGCAAGAACTCGTTCACTTTGGAGGACTATGAGAATTGGCATAGGAACACACCGGGATTGGTTGAGCCTCTGAGGCCGAACTATGATGAGCAGATGTTTGACCTTCAGCCGAACAGGCTCGAATATGACGGAACCTTCACGGTAACCCAATTTCAGGATGACACTCTCAACAGGAAGTCGTGGTATGTACTTGACAAGCTGTCTTACGTGAGGAATATACTTCAGTCGGATGGTGTCACATATGTCCAGCAGGAGAGGCAATTGGCTGTGGGTGACGAACTTATAGTAAATGTTATAGGAGCTTCGACCACAAGGTATTCGATTATCGAGATATCGACGTCTCAGTCCCTCCCTAGGGTGAGATTGGAGACAATTGAGGGTTTTGAGGCTCCCCCGATAGGGATTGTCGGTGGTCTCAAGATATACTCCCCAGTGATATACAACAAGAAGGTAAGGGTCAGCATCGGTTATAACGAGAGAAACGTGGTCTTTGTCAAATCCCTGGATATGGACAATTACATACTGTCCAAGAATTGGAGCAAGGGAATAGGTTATTTCACCAACGAGCTCATAAATAAGGACAACAGTCTTTCTCTTTCCGACTATTACAGCAGTCAGGTTTACGATTATGGTATGGTTCTCAAGGACTTGGTGGCCAAGAAGACACCCAACGTTTTGGCTGGAACCCCGAACACGGTGGTTCTGAATTCTGCGAATTTCAAGGTCGTCCGAATAAACCAACATCTCAACCCCAGCAGCAACTCGATGGATATAAAGGCTATGTACAATCAGGTCCAGACTCTGAAGTCGGAGATTACCCAGATAAACGATTCCATACAGGACAAGAATAAACTCATCAGGTCGACGAGATTCACGTCGGAAGCAGCAAGAAAGCAGAGCCTGAACGATTTGGATAGCCTGAACCGTCAGCGTGTCAGCAAGTCGAACCTTTTGGCGTCGGTGAACAAGCAGATCATAAACACGTCCAATCTTAATGTGGCCCCGAGAAACACTGGTGTCTCTCCCGAATTCAGATTGAGGGGTTTTTGGTCTATACCCGAAGCGGTCCAGACCAGGGGAACCAAGCCTCAGGAAATCATACAGTTCAGGGTTCAGTACCGTTATCTGAGCAAGGACGGAAATGAATCTCCGGTTGAGACCTTCAAATTGGCGGACGCTCCAGCAAATGCGGCGAGCACCCTGAAAAACGGGGCCTTTTCGAACTGGATAGAATTCAAGTCGGATGTCCGTCAGAGATTGTTCAATGCCGCAACCGGCACATACACCTGGAAGATTGAGGATGTATCCGACGCCGACACTCCAAACATAAACCAGTTGGACATTCCGATCAGGCCGAACGAGAAGGTTGAGGTCAGGATAAAATCTATATCCGAGGTCGGATATCCCGATTCTCCAGTCGAGTCCGATTGGAGCGAAACCCTTTCGGTGGAGTTTCCGGACTCCCTGAACAATGTCCTGAACGAGACAGATTTCATTCTCCAGGAGGCTTCCAAGGAAGATCTCAGGGTTTCGATACAGAGCGATCTGTCGGCCAAGGGATTGGACGATCACCTTTCTGAGCAGGTCATAGTCAACAACATCAACTATCTGCACAACACGGACAGGATTCTTTCCGGGTTCAAGGATGAGAACGGGTTGGTTCTCAGTCTGCTTGACTATCTGACCAGGTTGGAAAACAGGGTCAGATCTCTTGAGGAAAAGATATCCCGCGTCAAGGGAGAGCTACAGGTTGTCGTTTATCGAAACAATGTTCCGACTGTTCTCAAGAACGGATCCGAAACAACTTATATTGTAGAGTGTGAGGATTACATCAAGGAGAAATTCGTAAGTCCGGGTGTTCCGAGCGGACGGGTTTATCCGAACAACGTCTATGTGGTGAAGGAGTTCAGTGTGGTCATAAGCAACAAGTCTCAGGAATCCGACTTGGGTCTCCTGTCGAACAGGACTTATGATCCGGTCAGCAACGCCCAGTCTTACAATTCGGCTACCCCTCAGGTCTTTTGGGTGAACCAATCGGATGAGCTAATTGTTTCGAACACCACCGGTGTCACAAAAACCCAGATTGACTATCAGTATTTGTGGTCGATCAACTATGACAATGTCAATCAGACAACGATCGACAAGCTTTCTGAAAATATAGGCAACAATTTCGTTGCCGACAACAACAACTCTCTTACGACTGTCCTTTCTTCGAACAGCTACAATCTCGGATATAACGAGAACGCCATTCTTTCCTTCGTCGGAAATGATTTGTCCCTTACGGACAAGAGGAAGTGGATCGATGTTTCGCAGTCGGCCATCTCGACAAACAAGCTCCTTACATCGGTTCACCCGATGGTCCAGGAACTGACAAAGATCCAGGAAACCAATTCCGACAAGGTCAGGACCGTCAAGGGAGGACAGGAAAACGACATCGTTATACCAATCAGGATTTATTTCAAGTTGAACGCGCTTGATCCGAACAGGACCGGAGCCGACTATCAGTATGTCAACCTGAACGATCCGAAGCCTCCGACCACTCACATCAAGAAGATCAAATTCCTGTTGGAGAACGAGGCTGACAACAGGTCGTTCGTTTTCTCACTGATATTCAGGATCAACAGGCAGAAAAAGGTGGTCAGCACAAGAGATAGGTTGGGTTTGAATGACTTGTCGGTCAACGTCAACGTTTCGGCTGCGAATCAGGCGATAGCTTCCGCTCCTAACAATCTGTCAGCAAATTTATAAGATAAGGAATGAAAAGTCACGGTATACTCAGAACAAACGTCGGATTGACGGGAAATGTAAAACTTGTCGTTTCCCAGGATTACAGCATTTACCTGGAATCGATCCTGTCGATTCCCCAATTGGACGACAACAGGTATAAGAAAGTCCAATTCACAAAGGAAAGTTTTTTTGATGAGATGGTTCCTTATTTCTTCAAGAACACTCCTACCGAGATTGCCTTTTCGATCAAGTACGACGGCGACGCCGAAAACATGGGTTCTGATTTTTCCAAGCAATATGACGACCTTTACGAATACGGGGCAAGGAACATAGTGGACAACAAGAACTATGGTGAGGATTATGAGTATTTCGCCCCGCTTTATATCGTCAAGGGAAATCTGCCGTCCAATTTCGTGATATTCAGGGTCGACGGTCCTGGTCTGGTAAGCTTAGACCGGGAAAATTTCAGGTCCGAAATTTTGGACAAGCTGAAATGCGTCAGGGTGATCGATTTGAGCAGGACAACACCAATCGGGGAATGGCTCGACACCAACATAACCAAAAACCCTTCCTATCCGAAAAACAGTCTCTATGTGGATTTCAGGAAAAACGAGTTTTCGTCATGGACAGGAATCGATTACGACAACGGCGGATATACCGAAAAGAGTTTTCTGATGGACTCGGTTCTCGAATATGAGAACACCTATTTCGACCTTGAGAAAATGGTTATCGATGGGTATAAGAACAACCGTGTTGTCTATCCGAACATAATCAATTTCAGCTTTCTGTTCAACGACACTCCAGCAACACCTGATTCGATCCGAAAGTGGTCTCTCAACAGATATATGGGTTTCTACATGGACAGTCTCGATCTGGTCACTTATCTGAGTCCTTATCGGCTTCCCGAGGTTTGGGACGATGTGGTCATAGATTCCAACAACTATCTGACCAGTCCGACACACGGAAATCCTTTCAGGGACTCGTATCTCGATCAAAAGACACCGTATGTCGAGATTGGAGGCAATCTATACGTCGTGGAGACGGTGACAGAGACTACCCAGGGGAACACCACCGTAAGTCTGTCTGGTTCTGTGTCTGTCGAGGCGGTTGGGGACATTTTGACGGCCAGGTACAAGATTATATCCGATGTGGGTCTTCAGGGCAGGGAATCGGAAATAAACAAAAACATCATAAGAATAACCACCCAATCGGACAACACGAGCATACTCTCGTATATCGACGGGGGTTCCTTTTCCATCGCGGATTTTTCCGACTATGACGTTTGGATGATTGAGATAGACGGAAAATATCACAATGTGATGTACAGGGACGGTCAGTATTTCATAAACACCGATTATGGGTTTTCCCAGACCGAGGAGACGTTTGAATACTACATCAACGGTTCCGATCCGTCATACAGGACGAAATTGAGTCTTGTCATAGACGAAAATAACCCTCCGAAGAAATTCGGTCTTTACCGATGTCGATTTTCGCCGGTCAAGGATTTTGACACGGATATTGTCGAGACGCAATTTTCGAAGTTCGAGTATGAGATGGGAAACCAGCTTACCGAAACAGACGAGCCCAAAATGTTTACGACAAACCTCGACTCTAAAACGCAGCCTTTGGAATTGAACAGGTATCAGATAAACGGAACCGAGGTTAATATACCGTGTTCCTCGGAATATACGGCAAACAGCGAGACTTTCCGTTTGGAGGACGGTCAGCTGAATCCCCTGTGGAGAAAGAACCCGGTAAGGCTCAAGTGGGGATATAAGGGTTCCCTTTCATCAAACGACTATCCGTATCTTCTGAACAATTCATTCCTGTCGGAGGAGTCTAACAAGTCGGTCGATGTTTGGAATGGTCTGCCTGAGAGGAATCTGAGAAATTTGGATTATTTCCTGACTGTAAACTCATTCACCTCATCATACGTCCATCACAGTCTTCATGTCGAGGATCACCTGACTCCGGGATTCAACTTTGATCTGAGTCAGTATTTGAACTCGAAAGTGGATTATTTCAGTTACTTTTTTGGTAAGAAGTCGGTCTTCGACAGCGGCCGGATAGTGTCAAACACCTCCAAGTACTCGTATTTCGTATCGGGTGACACGGTGGTTCCGAACCAGACGCTTTGGAAGGGGATAAAATTCTCTATCAAGAACGTCGATTCGGTTCAGGTTTCGAACGGGCAGGTGGAAAAGATAAACGTAAAGTCATCTAATGAGTTTGAGAATTGGAAATTCAGCATCGTTCTAACTAAGAACAGTTGGGTTGTCAATTCCCTCCCCGAAAGCATAAATTCGGGAACCCTCTCTCAAACCGACAATGTCCTGAGATGGCAGATAGTCGACGATTGGAAACTCAACCAGACATACGCTTCGGGAAGTGTCGCCAATTGGTATGACATACTTTGGAAATCCACACAGGACATCAAAATCGACGATCCTTCGATCGACCCATCGACAAGTACTGGATGGACCGCATCCGAATTGAAGACCATATTCTGGTCGCCCAATTATTACAATGGCGAAAATCCGACATCGTCGAACAACATGTGGGGTCTGTTTCCAGAGAACATACCACCATTGGTCTATAATACGGGGGAGTATTACTATTCGACTGGAACTCAGGCTGTTCCTGGAATGGAGGCTCCTTTTTGGAATCCTTACGGGGTTTACAATGTTGGTGATCCGGTTCTGTTCAAGAACGAGATATGGGTTTCGCAGACTTCGAGCAACACGTTCCTGATAGACACGACCGACAACATATTCAATAATTATTGGATAAGATCGACAACATATTCGTCTATCTGGAGTCCGGTGGAATTGTGGAACGAGTCCAAGTCATATGGTCAATCCAATACGACATGGAATACGACTCTGTTCGATCCTGGTCATTATGTGGTATATAACGACACGGTTTACATGACAGTCGGGACATCTTCGTTGGGATTGGCACCTGCGGCCGACGGTGTTTGGAAAAGGGTTTACAGTATGGTTCCCGATACCGGATACCAATATGGGGTGACCATATCCGGCAACAGCATCATACATATGAACAACAGGTATTACTCGTGTGTTGAGATTGCGTCGTCCACATATTCGAACCAGAACAGGACTTTGGAAAACGGAGCCGATATCTACATAAACAAGAAGTGGAACAACGTACTGATAAATATCTATGTCAATGACAATACCTTTGATAACCTTTCCAACGCCAATCGGGACGTTCTTTATTCGGATGTCTATCGGAAGCTGACCGCCAACAATTTCATGAACTACATAAACGACCCGCTGAACAAGTATCAGTTCAGTGACAATGTCAGGTATGTGGTCGTGAACGTCGATGGCAGCCTGAACGTTTACGATTTCGGAAACTTCAACAGCATTGTCAATCTGCCTTACCTTGTGTCATGCGAATATCCAGATCAGGTTTCCAGTAGGGTCAATTCGAACATAGTTAAACCTGTTTCTCCGGACCAGAACAGGATAAGGTCGGTCAGGCAGCTCAGTAATTCAAACATAACCACGTTGGATCAGCTGAACTGGTATTCGGGAATAAGCCTTTCTACCTCGGTCGAGAGAAACAGAATTGATCCGGTCACGATTCCAAACTACAACGGGAACATCAATATAGTTTATAATTCGACATACAGGCACAGCGGTTATTATGATGTTATATTTCATGAGATTCCGCTTTTCATGTCGACGACTTCCGACAGGAACTATCAGGGAAGCCGTTTCGACACGGAACTCACCGATTTTGGAAAGATAAGGGAAAGGCTGGTCAGCAAGGTCAATCGGAGAGGTAACGTATTGAGGCTTAGAAACGATTCGGATTTGAAATCGCAATATCCGATGATTGATGAGTTCGGATATCATGTGACTGATTCTTTTGTTTTCAGATCGACATGGGATTACCGTTATTATACCGAATGTCAGGAAGCTCCTTCGGAGTTGCCTGTGGTTAGCAATGAGACCTTGATATCCCCGACGGCAAGCTATTTGTAAAATAATTTTTTAGGATGCGCAGAAACTACATATCACCCGAATTTGTCTATGAGAAGGTTCATGGGACATTCAACATGAAAGAGCAGAGTTCCTTTTTCGGATCTAAGATGTTGTCGATTGAAAACTCGATTACGATAGGAAACGAAAGTATAGTCTATTACCAGAATGAGAATGGTGAGCAGATTGACCTTGAGTCGGAAAGGTTTTTCCCGTCCAGGATATTCAATACCGTTGACGAGAAATCAAAGACACATGTTCTGTTTCTTGACGATTCCCAATCCGAGTATCAGAAAAACGGGTACACAAGGTGGATTCTCGACATACAGATGAAAACGGTCCTGAATGGATATCTTTCAGCTGTCCTCAAGAAGTGGAGGACATTTGAGGGAGTGGGAAATTCGATGACTTTGAACAACAATGTGAGTGCGGCCGTAAGCGAATATGTGGTCACCAATCTCTTGGGAAGGTATAGGTTTTCCAAAATAGAATTTTACATCAAGTCGGTGGATTTGAAAACCTCGAATGCCCTTCAGTTTTCCAATACTTTCGACAGTTCGATAGAATCGCCCGATTGTCTGTTTTCGAAGCTGGAGGTCCAATCGGATCCCCAGGAGTCGAATCTCCGTGTCAAATTTGCTCAGCCTGATCAGTCATCCCAGTACAATTTCAAATATTACTACAATCTTTTTTTCGAGAAGATTTAAACATTTTCGGATTGGAATATATATTATTTATGGAAGATTTTCAGAATAACGAACAGCTATACCAGAACCTTCTGTCTATTTTAAAGATTTTTAAGAACAGGCCTTATCATTTGGCCAAATATCTTATTGAGAATAACGCTTTCAATCCCGACTTCATCAGGAAAATTCTTGAAAGTGACAAACTGAATCAACTCGGTAAAACGGAATCCAAGTCTCTTATCAAGGCTGTCTATTTTGTCGACATCACTCAAATGAACGAATTCTTCAATTCCCTTATGGATGATACTGGAACAAAGAAAAAACCAATATCTTCTCTTTCTCCGGAAGAGTTAAACCAAAAGCTCGATCAGTACCTCAAGGAGGAAAGATACGAGGATGCGATTAGGATTCGGGATTATATGGTCAAACACAACATCAAAAGAAATTAGATTGAATAGTAAACTTTCATTTTTCCTCTAATACAATAACTTGTAACTTTTTAAAAAAACATATATGGGTAAAAAAATAAACTATGGAGATCCTAGGAAAATGGATCTCGGAATTGATGTTCTCGACTCGGATGCAGTCCAGAGGTATCAGGAAAGAAGAGAAAAGGAATCCTTGGTGTATGATGGATACACTGTCAAATTCCCAACAGAAGGGAAGGTTGTTAGTGTAAACTATCTTGGCGTAAGTGGAAAATATCTTGTTTTTGATGGTGGTTTTAAAGATTTCGTTAGGATTGAAAACCGTCCACAAGAATCCAAATACCTGAAAAACACCAATATAGGTGATGTGGTCGACGTTTACATTGTTGAGATCAACAATCGTGATTTCATCATACGTGGAAGCATTTCGGAAATCTATGAAAGCAAGGCTCGCAGGTCACTGACCTCACTTGAGGAAGGTGTTTCGGTAATGGCTTTCGTACGGGAACTCACACCGGCGGGTTACAATGTCGACATCCAATACGAAGGTGTTACACTGCCGGGATTCATGCCGAACACATTGGCTGGAATCAACAAGCTTCATGATACATCCACGATTCTCGGACAGACATTCAATGTCATGATCGAATCGTTCTCAAGGGAAGAGGGAACTTATATCGTAAGCAGAAGGAAATATCTCCAGACTCTGATCCCACAAGCAATCAAGCAGTTGGAATATGGTAAGGTTTACAAGGGTCATGTCACTGGAACAACAGACTTCGGAGTGTTCATCGAGTTCAATGAATGTCTGACTGGTATGATCCATAAGACTAACATTGATCCTGAATGGGCCAACCGACTGACATCTATATCTCCTGGATTTGAAATTGAATTCTACATCAAGGAAATTATCAAGGATAAGATCATCCTTACTCAAATCCTTCGTGAGTCTCTTTGGGATACCATCAAAGTTGGTCAGGTGATTAGTGGTAAGGTAAGGGACATCAAACCATTCGGTGCTTTGGTAATCCTTGATGATGAGACCAACGGTCTGATCCACACATCTGAACTTGAAAAGACCACCAAGAGGGTCACTACGGGTGAAATCGTCAAGGTCAAGGTGATCGCGGTCGATCGAATGTCAAGGAAAATATATCTGAGTGTTTCCTAACAAAAAAAGGAGGTCGAAAGACCTCCTTTTTTTGTTCCCTCTCCTTAATGAGGGTATTGAGTGATTTCTTCAATATCGGTTTGAAATCATCAGGTTTCAAATCGTATTTTTTTCCGATCTTCTCACAAGCCCAATCTATGATGCTCATATTGTTTCTCGTCACGTCCACCATCGCGGATGCCAAGGTCGACAGGAGTGTCCTATGTTGGTCATCCTTGTTCATCTGGTCGAATTTTCTTGTCGACTTGTCGATTTCGGAAACCGGAACCGGTTGGTCCAGAAGTTCGGATAGGCTGATGTCCCTTGATTCCTGGTCGGATAGTTTCCGGAATGAGGTGCTTGAAATCCACCTCGGGTTTTTCTCAATCTTGATTGTGATGTTGACCCATGTGGAAGATGTGGATTTGTGTCGTGTGACCCTGACATCCTCAACCTTGTATGTCTTTCCTTTTTCCATGAATTTGGAACTGCCGTATCGGTATACTACATAGTCCCCTTTCTTGACCATGTTCTCCTCGCTTATAAGTCCGTCTTTCCAAGACTCGGGATTGTATTCGGTGGATTGGTAGTTGATCTCGGGTATCGGTGTCCCGTCGGTCATCGTGAAGTTTTTCGGGGAATAGGTAGAGGTGATCCCTGGTTTTATTTCCATCATAATCCTAGGATAGAACCAACGTGATGATGGGTCTTTCTTGTTGTTGAGAAACAGGACTTTGTAGGTGACCCCCTTTACGGTATATTTGTTCGGTTTTTTGCAGGTTACTAGCATATGTTGAGGATTTGGTTCAATGTGTTTTCAGAAAATTGGTCGTATCTCGATTTCAGGATTTGGTATATCGCATCATAGCTTTTGTCGTTTTCGAGTATTTCGAAAAGATCCTTTTCCACCAGGTATTCGACCAGGTCTTCCTTGGTTCCCATGCCCAAGTCTATCAGTTTCTTGTTTCTTATCTGTTCCTGGTCGCTGAGTCTCCATACGCACCCGTCACATTCGGATAGAATTTCTCTGACCGCTGATATGAGAGATAAGCTAGTAGACGTTTCCACCTTAATAACCTGTTCGATACCCATGGATACCTTATCCACCACTTCCTTAGATTCTTTCAGTCCCATTCCTGAAAAAAGTTTAATGGCTTTGACCAAATTTAATTTATTGGTTCCTGTCTTTAAGATGATCAAACTAGTTCCGTAATAATAAAATTTTTTTATATCCGACATACTACAAAAATAAAAAGAAAATAGATGAGAAACAAATCGGTTTCCCGATATATAACTAAAAAACTATACTTATATGGAAAACCAACAGCAAGAAATGGATATGTCCCAAATATCTCCTGAAGAGCAGGCAAGAATAGAAGAAATAAATGAACTAATCAAAGCTGAAAAACTTGACCCAAACACATCAATGAATATCTTGATAAGCGCAGTTCAAGCATCATACGATAAAGATCATTTTAACGACTTGGATCGTTACCTGATCGCAAAGGCACTTACATGTTTCAAAGAAAAGGTTGATGCTGGTGAAGACTTCACAATCAACGTTAAATAAGCTTACATGAACATGTTCTTATAACTTTCAGTTCGGTTGTACTCATGAAAGTTGTTTTGATTTTTCTTGAGTAATGCCGAATGAATGTTTTCGATCTGTCTCTTTAGATTCTCCGTTCTATCGGAATATGATATCTCCATCGAAGAGTAATTATTTACTTGGTAGGTGGATTTCGTATTTTTGACTGCTTCATCCATCTCATTATCTAGAATAAAATCTATGGTATGTTTGTTGATTTGACTGTTCTGTGTTAGGTCCCATTTCCTTAGACTTGAAGGTCTGTAGACCGAAATGGTGAAGTTCATATGTTTGTCCATATCACGCTCGAAAAGAACTGATGATTTGAAAATTGTATAGACCGAGTTCCAATTTTTTATTCTCCATTTCTCATACGCCTTTATCAGATCCAACTGGACGATGTCGAAAAGCTGGTTGAATTTTCGGTTGTCATCAAAGTATTTGAGGTCAAGTAGACCCGACTGGTAGATTTCCTTTCCGAATTTGGACTGTATTTTGGTGATGTGTTCCTGTGAATAGAGAAGTATGAATTTCAAGACAAGGTCAGCGTCGAAAACCTTGATGTCCTTTTCTTCGAAAAGTTCAGCCACCTCGTTGTGTCCCGACCAAAAATTTCCTGTGAGTCCTACTTTTATCATTTGCAATCTTTTCTCAAAAATAGTATTTTTTTCTCAAACAGAATAATATATACCTAAAATTTTGGAAAGGACATGAACGACAGTGACTGCGGATGGGATTTGGAATGAAATCTATTTTTCTGCTGTTATTTCAATCCACTGGCTTGGGTTGTCGTAAAGCATGCCCGATTTTTCTTCAAATGATAAGACGTCGAAATGCCTTTTGACTATTTCCCTCCATTTGTCCGGAGTCAGGATTATCTTTCCCGTCTGTATGTCGTTTAGGGTCTTGACGGAAAACACAAGGTATTTTTTAGTCATCCTTTTCAGTTCCGAAAATATTCGATCCAAAACCTCTTCCGTGAAATAATGTAGTCCCAGTCTGGAATATATCAGATCGAAAGACTCATCCTCAAACGGGAAAGGTTCCGAAGTATCGTGTATTACTGATTTCAGTCCATTTCTTTCGGCGTTTTCGACATAATCGAGATTGTTGTCAGTGCATGTAACATCATATCCCCTTTTTTTCAGGTAAATCGAGTCAGCCCCATTCCCACAGGATATTTCCAATATTTTGGTTGGTGGATCCACAAGGGATTCGATCTTTGAGACCATTTCATAATCCACGTTGTCGGAAAGTCTTAACAGGACCGATTCCGTGAATCTTTCGTATTTCAGAATCCGCATCATCTTTTAGTCATTATTCTTTCCGCCTGGTATTTCCTGATGTCCACATCCTGATGGTCCTTGATGAAATCGATCATCCTTTCGAGCATCTGGACTGCCAGACGACAATCGGTAAGGGCATCGTGATAGTTGGTCATGTTTATTCCCAAAGCCGGTCCGATCTTGCTCAGGGATGAGCTGATGAGTCCGTTGTCCCTGTCGGATGTTCCGATCTTCCTAATCATTTCGGCCGCTGATGTTTCGGTTTCCGAAAGTTTCTGTAAGGTCGGAAGGTAGAAAAGCTGGGCGACCTGCTTGGTGTCCAGAACCTCGTTTTCGAACCTGACGATAGGGTTTCTGGTGTTGAGGAATCTCATGTCGAATTCGGCGTTCTGTATGACCAGCATCGGATTCCGGTACTTGGAAATCATCTTGAAGAAGTCCTCAAGGACTTCTCCCTCGGGATGGTATTCGACTCCCTTTTTGCCGTAGTGGTTGAATGATAGGACCTTTTTAATTCTTGTCGTCGGGTCGTTCATGAGGCCGAGGGTTTCCGGTGTCAGTTTGATCTTTTTGTCGTAGGAGTCGATTTCCTCGAATCGGTTGGAACTGAAATCATATTCGGTTACGAGACAGCTGACCTGTGTCAGTTGGATTTCATAGGGATCCGATGGTAAGCCGGTCGACTCACAATCCAAGAATACAAATGTTCTATCACTCTTAGTTTTCATCCATTCTAAAAACTCTCGGTTGGTTTTTCCCCAGAACTTGTGTTCTTTCAAAAAAAGATTATATTTAATCATTTATGATTTTATATTTTTTTAATAATCTATATATTTTATTCCCAGAGCAATTTAATTCCTGTCCAATTTTTTCTCCTGATTTTTTATTAACAATATATTCGTTGTGTAGATATTCTTTTGTTGGTGTTTCTTTATTTTTTTTCTGTCTCTCCCCATCCTTATACTCCCAGTAATATCCGTAAAATAGTTTACCATTTCTGTTCACACAAGCATGCCATATGCTTTTGTATGATACTCCTATTGAATCCCCAGCATCTTTGATGCTTTTAAATTCCAAAACATTTCCTTCAACATCTTTCCTTACTATAATGCCCCCAAATTTACCCCGTTGTCTTTTTGACTTTTCTTCTTTTAGTTCATTTGAGTGTTCTTTTCCTTTGGCAAAAGAATTTCCAAATCTGTTCTGTGACCACATTTTTTTAGTTTCTTCACTAAAAATTTGATTTTTTCTTTTTTCCTTTATTATAGATTTTGTCTTGTCGGTGTGTTTTAGTCCGGATGTCCCATCACCACCATCCGTTATATTTGATAGTGTTCCACCATCTTTTATTTTTCCATATTTTTTTATCAGTTCCTTCTCTATTTCCTTCGCTTGTTCTTCGGTAAGTTCATTAAAAAGAATTTCAATTTTATAAGATGTTTTATTTGTTATTCTTTCCCAAATTTCATTTCTTCCTTTTTTTGTGAATGCTCTTCCAAAGTTTTTTTGTGTTCCGATCCCTATATAAAAAAATTGATCCTTATCTTCTCTTATATGTCCGTATACATACCAATCCATATTTATCTTTTTATTTTATATATAAAAAAATACTACTTTCATCATACTTTTTTCTAACTTTTTTAGAAAAAAAAATAAAATAGTTTATGAGTAACAGAATGTCGGAAGAACAAAAAAAAGTTAAGTTATCGATAAGCATCGATCCTGAATTAAATAAGAAGATAGATGAGATTATAAAAAATAGATTCTACAAGAAATCAAGGCTTATTGAATTTCTTCTGAGAAAATACGTGTCAGAAAATGAGTGACCCTCATCTTATTTATTTTGGATTTTCAAAGACATATCCTTTATAAACTGTAGGTATTTCATAGAAATATTTTTTTTATTAGATAGATCAGACCATCTATTTGGTCACACTTGAAAACCTTCCGAAATAGAGGATCATTTCTCCTCACTTGGGAAGTATTAAACACGCTATTTAGGTCACTATAAACTATAAAATAATCATCTGATATTGGACTAATGCATACTGCTTTATTGTCATTGTGATAAAATACAACGCGATTGTATCTATCATATCCAAGTTTTCTATATGATGCCCATTTTATGTTTTCTTCTTCAAAGAAATTTTCTAATTTTTCATATTCTTTTTGATTAAAAAGATATTCGTTTTTTTTTCTAAATTCAGATCTAGAATTAAAAAATTTTTTCTTTTCATTATCGTCTAATTCTTTGAAATAGTCACTGTCTTTAAATTCTTCAAAAATTTTCAGGTAGTATGTTGGTTCGGAAAATGTCTCAAACAGATTTATGTCCTCGTTGAATGTTCTTATGTGTTTCATACTATCTCTTTTTTCTTATGAAGATGGATTCGTCGGAAATCGAATACCAAATTTCTAGTTTCAGTTTTGATCTAATCTCACATGTGTGTTTTATCTCTTTAAGTCTTTTCAGGATTTCCTGTGCTTTTGGCTTTGATTGGAGATTGGTGATGTTGATACCTCTTATCGATCCGTCTGCATTATAACTCATTTCGAAGAACGGATAGTCAACATCATCTATGTAATGGCCGAATCCGTCTATAACCTCTTCTTCTGGTTCTTCTTTTATTCCGAAATCGTCCATAATTTCCCATATCGAATCATAAATCTGGTTCCAAGATTCCTCTTCCGTTTTACCCTCGTTGAATGTTCTTATGTGTCTCATATTTGTTTAGTTTTTTCCGATTACTATGGCTATCTGTCCAATCCAAACATTCGGCATAACCTGACCTTGGTCGTTTATCGATCTTATGTCAATGTCGGAATGTCTTTCGTATTTTTTGAATGTGAAGATGTGAAACTTGGTTTTCAGTCTTTTCACGAATTTTTGGTCAAGGAAACTGTAAAGCTCGTCCAAAACCACCTTGGATGTTGTATAGATGTCTATTGTTAGGTTCATGGGAGTATATACGAACCATTGTATTTTTGGACCACTGGTTTTGTAGTAGTCCCTATCACCCACTATCGAGATCTCATCGTGTGAGATATTTTGGTTTCCTGCCGCCATTTTTTCACAGAAATCGTCAAGGACCGAAATAAGTGTGTTTCCGATATCCATGGTTTCATCTTCGGAAAAGTTGGGACCGATTTTCCTGTATGGTCTTTCGAAATCCTCAAATAACTTTATTAGTCTCATATGGTTATATATTAAACTTACGGAATTGAAATTTAATATATATCATCATGATTGTAAATCTTAAATCAATGACGGACATGTCGGGTTTCTACATCGTCTTCGACGGATCGACATACATCGAAACTCCTGGTACATATGGCACCAGTCATCTTATGGAACACCTTCAGTGCAAGAATTTCGAACATTTGAGGGATGAGTTGGAAAGTAATGGAATCGATTGGAACGCTTATACTTCTTCTGGAAACATAGTTTTCTACTTCACGGGTCTTGAGAAGAACCTGAATAAATACAGGGAGGGACTAGTCGATCTAATAACAGATTTCAAGATCACCAAGGAACAGTTCGAGAATGAGAAGAATATCGTTCTTCAGGAGTACAACAGTTATTTCGCCGACCAACAGTCTTCCCATCAGCTCAACCTGGCCAGAAAGCTTTTTCGGGACTACGATCCGATCGGTCTCAGGAAGGACTTGGAGGGCCTGAAGTTCATGGATGTCATGAAATTCTATGAGAAACAGTTCAGGAACCCCACCAAAATAATAAACGTTTCGAAAACCCCACTCAAGATGGACATAGACTTTTCGGATCTCAAATCCGACAAGAAGTATGAGTTCGGTCCGTTTGACGACGTTCCATTGGAAAAAAGATCCGATTTCGGAGACAAGGCTTCAATCATAATGGTTTCTCCCATATACGAATCTGATTTCAACTACATAACTTTCCTGTCATCTATGCTTTCGGTAGGACTTTCTTCTCCTCTTTACACTGAGGTGAGGGAAAATAAAGGATTGGTTTATTCGATAAGATGCGGGCAGACCAGATACAACAACCAAGGGGTTGTTTCGATATCGACCAAGACAAGTTCGGACAATGTCGAGAAGGTTTACGACGCGGTTAGGTTCGTTTTGGGAAATCCGAAAAAATTCATGACCAAGGAAAGATTCAATACAATAAAGAATTCCCTTCTTATAAAGGTGGAAAAGGAAAAGATAAACAGATACGCCAACGTGATGAGATGGATAAGCCCGCCCGAATGGAACATTCACACCATTCTGAAGGAGGTCACGTATGATGGCGTTATGGATATCTATGATAAATATTTCGACTTCGACAAATTTTATTTGTCTTATGATAAAACCGAATTCGGAGAAAAATAACTAATTTTACAAAATAAAACACGACATATGTACTCACAGGAATTGCTCAACAAATACGGAATAAGGGCCGACATCAACATGCTTCTCGACATTTGGAATGAGTCCCACAGAAGCTTCCACAACCTGGACCATCTTACCGACATCATCGATCAGATCAACGAATCTTTCGAATCGGGTGATATCGGAGTGGAGAAAGCCGAGAAACTGATACTGACCGCCCTTTTCCATGACATCGTATACGAACCGACAAGGCAGGACAATGAAGAAAGAAGCGCCGAGTTTCTGATTAACCTCTGTGAGGATAAGCAAAATCCAGACATTCTTGAGATACGGGACGCGATACTCGACACCAAGACACATCGGTCGTCAACCCCTCTTTCCGAATCCTTCAACAGGTTTGATATGAGGATAGTCGAGAGGGATTTCGACCAGCTGTTGAAATGGGAACAGGGAATCCATGAGGAATACTCGGTTTATGGGAACGAGATGTATAAGGAAGGACGTCTTAAATTCCTCGAGTCCCTTTTGGACAAGTATCCCAACAACACCGAGAATCTTCTGAAGCTGATCGATTGGGTCAAAAAAAATTATTAAAATGATGCGGATTAAGAAATTCGAAGCGATGGAAACCGAGTGTCAGACACCTGATGCTGTATATAATATAAAAATTGGGGATAGGTCTGTTTCATGCAATGTCGAACTTCCCTTCAATCTTGAATTGGATGAGGATGGGGCGAAAGAGTTGGAATCCAACATCCACAACGCGATGGAGATGGTCCTGTCCAAATATTTTGTAAGGTAGTTATGGATGTTGGAATCCTTTATGCCAAACCATGTTTTCCAAGGAGTCACAGACTCCACTGGCTTTCCCATTGCGCTCTAACCAATATCCTTCCCAAGGATTTGAAATCGGAATTGAAATCCCTTATTGACGGGCTGAATTCAAGATTCGAAAAGGATCTGATTGTTCCGATCGATTTCAGGATAGTTCCCGGATGCGTCGCCACTCCCGAAACAATCGGGTTGATCGGAAATGAGATCCATCAGGAATTTGTCTCGATGTTCGAAAGTCTCGGTATAGATGATCCAAAAATAAGGGTTTGTTATACCGTTGGTGACATACCAGAGAAATGGATTACCGGTGTCAAATCGGCCCATGAGATCGGCAATTTCCCTTGTATGGTGAAATTGGGAAGAACATTCGACGGATCGGAAGAACCTGGTGTCCATAAAATATAAAACCCTCTCAATCGAGAGGGTTTTTATTATTTGAGGAGTTCTATTCTACCTTTGGTTATGTTTCCGAAGGTTGTTGTTTTTCCCGTTTCATGATCTATCACCATATCTTCCTTTATCCTGTATGTTCTTTTCTTGTCGGATCTCTGTGAGTATCCGATTTGGTCGAACCTTTGGTTGTATACGGACTCGTCGAAAGATTTCCTTTGGATTTCCGCGATTCTGTCCTCAAGACGTTTCCAGGCGATTTCCTCGTTTTTCTTTTGGTCTCTGGTATCCTGACACTTTATTTGGATTCCTGTCGGATTGTGGAACAGTTGGACGCAGCTTGATACCTTATTCACGTTCTGTCCCCCGTTTCCGCCGCTTCGGATGTATTTCCTTTCGACATCCTTACGGTCGAAACTGACCTTGAATTCCTGGTTCGGATCTATGATGGCGACGGTGATGGTCGAGGTCTGTGTTCTTCCGTTTCTCTCGGTCGGTGGGATTCTGATCCAACGATGGCATCCCGATTCGTTGGAATAGAATTTCCTGACACCTTTTCCAGTTAGTCAGATTGAGGAAAAGGCTTCCCTTTCTTCGGCTATCTTGAATTCGAACCCTTGGGTTTTGGCCGATTTGATATAGATGTTGAGTTGGTCCTTGACCAGGAGTTTGGCGTCGATTCCGCCTTCTCCGGCTCTTATTTCGAGTATTATTGATTCTTGTTTCATTTTTGTAGTTTTTGTTTTTGTTCATAATGGATATGAATAGTCCAGATAGTTGCGGACTGAAACTACAAGAAAGCTCAAGGCTGAGCCGATTTGGATATTTTTTGAAACTGATTCATGATGCAAATATATATTATTTTAGGAAAATCTTTAAAGTTTCAATTTTCGGGTTGTCTATTTTAAGGAAAATGTCCAAAATTTCTTTATAGAATTTTTTTATGATATCGACATTCCCAGTTTCGCTTTCGACAGTGGTTCCTCTACCATCTGCTGATATAATCATAAATCTAACTCCATCCAACTGAAGACCCCAACAATCGCAATTGTATTCCCCCTGATATTTGAAATCGGATTTTCCGAATGCCAACTCAATGACATCAGGAGTAAGTCCCGACATGAAAGACAAGTTTCTGATATAGTCCTTATATCTGATGATTAGATATTCCGCCCTAGTTAAATGGGATTTCTTATATTCCTCTTTGCTTATTTCGAATCTTTTTATAGACATGACTTCCGATTTTTACATATATATTATTTTCTGGCAAACGGATCTTGATAATTGGGAATTAATTTTTTAAGACAGCTGTGGATGTCCCAAAAATCCTTTGAATCGTTCCACCTCTTTTCCGAGATCCTCATCTTGCATTCCATTATCTGGTAGGGATGGTGAAAAAGATACCCGTCTTTTTCGATTATCTGATCCGATTCTTTCAGTTGGAAAAAATCGATGTTCATGTTTGCCGATCTGTCGGGAAAATAACCCAACAGATCCACCTCTGCCTCCATTCCTATATATATGTTTTGATATAGGGTAATCCCATCTGGGACTTTTCTGACCAGAAAATCAAGATCTGTCGGGGTCCTTTCGAGAAGGCCGAAGGCGTGTAGTGAAAGTGATCCTGTTATCACAGATTCACCCTTCCACTTTTCGATCCATTTCCAGTAAGGCTTGTTGAGAATCCAATTATCACCCCGTTTGATCCGTTTTATGTCAGGTTCGAGGTTTGGTGTTTCACCAAGTATCATTTGGAGTTTTAAGTGTCTGATGTCGCCCTCGAACATTTCCTTTGCTTTCATATTACCTTGTTTATCTGTTGGTGTCTCCAGTCCTCGAGACGGATGAAATTTTCCTTGAATGTGGATGTTGTGATCGGTATGTTGTTGACGTAAATGGTTATCATCTCGTCACAGATGAAATCAAAATATTCCAATCTGAAGGCATATTTGTGTCCTTTTATGAAAAGGTGATGAAATCCTAAGCTTTCTATTTTAAAATCATGAAGACAAACTACCATACTGTTATGTATGTATGGAAAAACATCTTCTATGTTTAAGGCATAGAAGATGTTTTTTAATTGATTTCCTCGCCCGATTCCTTATAGGCCGGATTGATTATCTTCAGCCTGATCTGTGTCCCGTCGGTGGCCAGACGGTCTATGTACGGACGGAGAACCACACCTTCCCGGATGTGTTCCGATTTTCCCGAAACGGTTTCGTTTCCCTTGCAGAGGTCGACAATCGCCTTCGGAAGCAGGTAATCGGTCTTGGTCTTCAGGATTCCCTTTTCCGGATCTGAATAGATAACCACTTCTTTTTTGTCAAGTTCGAGTGTCCCGTCAAAAATAACAGGAACCCACAGATCCCTGAAATCCCGCGGAACCTGGTCATACGGGATTGAAACACCGTTCAGTCTGATATCGAAAACTCTCACCGTAGGCTTGTTCTGTCCGTAGGAGTATCCTGTCTGGATGGGTATGACTTCCCCGAATACCTGTACGATTCCTCCAGTCCAATTGTGTCGGATCTTTTCGACCACCTTATCGTTTTTGGATGCCATCCAATAAAGGTTGGAGTCGGACTCCTCGATGGTAAGTCCCCTTTTCAGAAGACCCTTTGAGGAGATTATGGTATCTCCAGCATCGGTGTTGTGTGCGAGTATGAATTGGGACCCATGTACTTTTTCGGTCACGACAACTCTTTCCCCGTCGATAAGTTCGTTGACATAAACTCCCGCGTGTTCGCAGTCGTGGTGTCCGACAAACGGCATGTCGAATGTCTTGACCTTTCCGGCAAGTTGTGCTGGAATCGGTGGTTCGTATTTTGAAATCCCGAGCTTTTCCGAAATGTCCTCATCAATCGGGACTTGGTCGAAATCGGGAACCAGATCTTTGGGTATGATTATCCCGCTCGATATTTCCCCACGAAGGCGTACGGCCTTAACCCTGTCATGATTGGGACCGACCAGGTATTTCTCGAACTCGGTCTTGATCTGTCCCGTAAGGACGGATTTTTCCGGTGCGAAAACGACTTCATCTCCGTCGTTATAAAGTCCTTTTTGGACAACGAGCTGATATGATCCGACCTTTCCGAGTACCAGAGAATCGGCGTTGGAATGAGTAAACAGAGATATTTTCTGCTTTGAAACTTTAAAGGTTGACATTCTTATTCAATTTTGAAATGTAAAAATATATGAAAAAACTAAATCCCCAAAATCTGGTCGATGTTTCTTTCTCTGAGTTCGAGGGTTATTGTTTCCTCGTCTATTTCCTGCCATGGTTTCCACAGTTTGTACTTGGACGAGATCGAGGACATTATCTCGGAGCGGTATCGGTATCCGTTGTTTGAGCTTATCACCTCTATGTTGATAACCTTGTGGTGGGGGTATTTCCTGTCCTCGGTTTCAAATAGGTATTGAATGACTTGGGGCAGTTCTGGATTCATGTCAAAATGATTGAATAGAATGGTGGATTATTTAATATATAACAAAAAGATTAGAAAGTTTAAATGGCTTCCGTTATCCCATCAATCCTGAACAATTCCGTCCTGTCCCAGGACCCGACCTACTTGAAATCGGTTTCCCGGACCAACACCAAATTCTACACGTCGAAAATTCTCAACTATGTTGAGTCGGTCAACATCGGAGGTTTTGTAAAAACCGTGTTCTATACCGAATACGGAACCAATTTCAACGTTGGTGACAGGGTGTTTGTGATCAATGGGAACTATGATTCCAACGCATACATCTCACAGGACAAGTATGCGGTTTTCACTGACGGGTATCGCGTCTTGGGGGTTGACGGGTGCAGGATCATACTTGATATTGACTACACCGGTATTCTTCCATATCAGGAGCTTGAGATCGGAGGTTCCGACTACATACGTGTCACCCACGTTTCGAGCCAAAGGGAGTTCGACTATGTCGATGGCCTGCAGGTTCCCCTGCAGACAGGATCCTTCTCTGTTCACTCGAATGGGGTGTGGTCCCAATTTTTTGGGGAGTATTCGGTGGTTGGGGGTACGGTATCCTTGTACAACAATCAGATCATATATTCGTCAGGCACTTTCAGTTCAGTGACTCCGGGATTCTGGGTCAAGGATGATTCTTCGATTTGGAGGGATATTTCCTCACAATTCTCCGTAAACAAGATGGTGTCGGCGAATCCCGACTATACCGGTGGATTTATCTATGTCGTGGGTGAGGATTTCACTTACAACGGACAGCTTTTCAAGCAAAGGGTTTCGTACCGGTACGACGGCGGTTGGAAGATAGAATCGAAATTCAAGACTCCGATGATTTCCAAACTGAATTTCAGGTCGGGCAGGTTCTCGGGAGTCCACAATGATGGTGTTTTCGGAACAGACATGAAATCTGTGAGATGGACTGGTGGTTCTTGGAATTCTGGACTGATGCTGAATGTGGATTGGATAACCGGAATAATGAACTCAAAATCCTCGATAGGCGAGACCGTCTACAGGGCAAGCCTGGCAAACGGAAAGATAGTTCAGACAGTGGATCTTTCCAACAACATCGGTCGGGGATTGAATTTCATGATAGATTCCACGTTCAGGGCTGGAACAATCAACAACGGCAACTTTGAAAACTGCAATGTTGGAATCTCATCTGGATTTGGGGCTTTGGACAACTATTACGGAATCACCCAATCCCAATCGATCACCGTAAACGGCGGACAGTTCTTCCTGTGTGATTTTCTCGATTCAAAGGTTTCGAACGCCATTCTGACAAACACCAACATTTACAACAGCAACATATCGGGAACCAAACTTATAAACTCTCAGGTGATAAGATCTTCGGCATCGGGAAATTCCGAATTCAACACCAACAGCGGTATAAAAATTTTGGGGGCCGACCTGTGGTCATACGATGAGATTTCGGGATCTCCTCTTCCATCATCCACGATAAGAGGTATTTTGAAGCTTTACATTTCCGATTCGGATTTGGAGAAATTGGTAATAGGTGATGTTTTCTACATAACTAGGATAAACAAGCAGTTCATACTTTCATCCTTGGATAAGGACCAACAGGTTCTTCTTCCCATAGAAACCAGGTTTGTCTTGGATTCATATCTCGACCAGTTCAGTTCTGACCGGATAAAGGTCAGTCTCAAGAACAAGTCAAGTAACAGGTATAAGGTGGTTGTCACGAGGGACAGTGGTGGAAACGGGGTGAACTCCGTAATTCCAAACCCTTTCATCTACGCGTCCATAGATATAGACTGTAGGGAGTTTGCCTATTACTACAGTGACTTGGAAACCGCTTATGTCTCGTCTTTCGACTCGACCAAAGTGACGTATTCGAGCTATTACAATCTTTCTCCCATAGGATTGGACAATGTCAACAATGTCTTTTTGAATTGTCTCATTACTGACGGTGATTTCCGGAAGGGTGTTTTTGAGGGTTCCAAGTGGGTAAGCGGCGGCAATATCAACTACCAATCCAATAGGATTCTGAGACCGTCGTCATCGACATCATTCGTTGCGGATGGAAGTCTCAATCTTGAGCCTTCATTTGATCCGAATCGGATCTCTGTATTCACGGATTATTCCCCTCTGAATTTCGATTATCGGATTGATGACTTTGATAACCAGGTTGGTGATTACATATGGTTGAACTCTATAACCTATGCCACCAATTCCACCGTTTATGGTGCCACGTCGGTCAATCTTGACGGTAGATACAAGATTGTCGGAGTGACCTATTCGACACCTCCAGTTTCGTCATTTTCATATTCCAAATTCCTAATAGAGAAAAAGGATTCGGATCTTGACATCGGAACACTTAACTTGCTAGGTGGTTCCTATTACGTTCCTGGGGCCACCCAGAACTCATATGTGTCGATCAATAATTTTATTATCAGCAATTCCACTGTAAACGGGGGTCTTTTCAAAAATACCTCTTTCAGGAATACAAAATTCTCGAATACGGAATTTGACAACACCGACAAGAACATAACCTTCACGAATGTTGAAAAGCTGAGGATTGTAAATACGGTGTTCAGCCGTACCGGAAACGACATACAGTCTGGATTGGTATATAAGTCCCATTTCGTCGACGATACGTTTACGGGGGGATTGGTTTACAATTCGATATGGAACGGGGGGAAATTCGGAAGCGGAGTAGCCAACAACGTTTCTTGGTTGACAGGAACTTTCAGCAGTGGATATTTCATCAATTCCTCGAATCCGACGCCGACGATGTTTGACTACGATCTGTCCCCGAGGAAAAAACTGTGGATGGATGGGAAATTCGATTTGGGTTATTTCGAGAAGTCGATTTGGCTCAATGGGACTTTCAACAACGGACGATTCTACAATTCGACCTGGTATGGGGGACTGTGGAACAACGGCATACTCGGTCTCATCAATCTTCAGCCTGAGGTCACCACAATGGGATTCCTCGATCCGGTCACCGACAGTGCGACCTACACCGTATGGAAGGACGGGGTGGTTGAAAACGCGGTTGTCGGAGGAAGCGGATCGGTTTATTGGTACAACGGAAAGTTCAACAACGGGGAATTCACCAGTTACGGGACGGTTTCCTCAAACGAAAGCATATGGTATGACGGGGAGTTCAACGGTGGTAAGTTTATGCGACTGGCAAGGTGGAAAAACGGAAAGTTCAATGGGGGAAAATTCACGTCGTATTACGGAATCGGAAATGTCTCACCGACACAGTCTTCCAATGTGGCTTCTGACTACGCGTGGGAATTCGGAAGATTCAACGGTGGTGAGTTCGGAAACGCATCTACCGCGACCAACTCGGTTTGGTTCGATGGGGAATTCAACGGAGGCATATTCCAGGGTAGGTTCTGGAGATACGGTCTGTTCAGGAACGGATCCTTCAACGGAAGTGGTGTCCTCACGACAACACAATCATCTCCCGAATTTCTGTATGCCGATTCGTTCAGGACAGACTATTACGGTCTCTGGAAGGACGGATGGGTTGCTGAAAGCCTTCCCATGATGAACGATTATCAGGTTCAGGCTTCAAATCTCTATAAGGGCAACAACATAGTGATCCAGAGGAATCAGGCGAAGCTCAACAACATTCTATGGCTGTCGGGTACGTTCAGCCATCAACAGGGAAATTTGAACAATTCCCTTTGGTTGGGAGGAAGTTTCAATCGGGGGACTTTCGACGGAGGTGTTTTCAATCCGTTTGTTGACCGTCAATTCGCGGGGGTTACCGCCAACTCTTCGTTCAACACCCAATCCTCGGTTTGGAACGACGGTGTCTTCGCATCGGGTTCGTTTTACATGTCTGAGTGGAAAAAGGGGGTTTTCCAGAACGGATTGATGTCGGGTGCCATATGGAGAAACGGTACGTGGAACTACGGAACTGCCGAGAACATCTATTGGGAAACCGGGTTGTGGAGAAACGGAAACTGGGACGGATCTCCTTATGGGGTCGATTCTCTTACCGGATCGAACCAGGTCGTGAAGAAGGTTTCCCTGTTGATGTCGAACGTGGCTCAGGCCGCGTCTTCGAACAACATCCACATAATAAATGCCTTCACTGGGAGTGTTGTTTCTGTGAAGAATATAAGCCTTGCATCAAATCCGATCGGGACTGACTTGATTCAGTCTCTTAGTGGGACCGCATGGTCGTTCTCTTCGACTTACTCGGGTCCGTTTGGAACGGTTTTTTTGAATAATTTGAAGGTGACAACGAACGGATCCAACTCTAGAGAACTGACTGTTGCCTCAGCAAGTTCTCCCTTGTCTCTCGATCCTAACACAAAATATACTGTGACTTTTAGATCTTTGATATCTGGAGTCCCACTGTCGTCCACCCTTACCTCTATTCTGAATATAGATTATGGTTCTGGATCGACATCAAGTCGGATAGGAGTATGGCCCCCAGGAGCTGGTGGGGGAGGACCCTTTATATGGCCGTCTGGAGACCCTGGTAATATACAGACCTTTACTTTTGAAACAGGTCCTTCTCCTTCTAATCTTAAATTTAAAGTTTATTCCTCAACAAGTTTGACGACTAACATATTTTCGATTAGTGTCGACAAGCAGGACATCAACTACTATCCGACCTACAACAATAAGCTGTATCCTGGTGTTTCGGCGAGTGTAGGTTCAACCGCGTCACTACCGACGACACTGACCGTTCTTGAGGCAACATCGGATAATCCTGTCAATAACGCTTATCAGAGGGTTTCCACCAGATTCGGAAACGGTGTTTTCAAATCCGGAATATGGGAGAACGGAGTTTGGAATAACGGTTGGAGAGACGATACTACAGTTACCAAGTTCATAGTGAACACATCGGCGAACTACATTTCTCTCAACAAGACCACACACAGAATGTTCCTTACCGTGGTCGACAACGACATCACCAGACTGTCCCAGTTCAGGGTCGGAAATTGGGTCACATGCGGAAACCTTGTCGGAATAGACATCGACGAGAAAAGAGTCCTGTTGTGGAACAAGTTCCGTGTGATTGTGGTCGGAGGCGATTATCTTATAGTGGAATACATCAACAATTTCCCGCTGAAAAGGATTGAGGTCGATTCTTCGGATCACATAGTTTATGTCACCAAGAACATGTGGATGACTGGTGTCTTCCTGAACGGGTATTTTACTGGTGTTTGGAACAGCGGGTGGTTCAAGGGATATCCTTACATAACCAAAATGGATAAGACTTATTGGGTGGATGGTAAGTTCGACGGTGGCCATTTCATATCCGGAATTGATTCATACACATACAGCGGAATAACCTATTCGTATCACACGGGTCTTGTCCAGAATATGGATTTCAGGGACAACAACGTGGCGAGACCTTATCAGTTCACATATCAGTCTTGGATGGATATCAACTGGACATCTACATCCATGACAAACATAGGAGATGGGTCAATATGGTCAACACAGAGTGATAGTGATGCCGCTTGGTTCGCGGCAGCCACCTCTCCGTCGAGAACATCAAGGATTGATCTGAACGGATACATAACTAATGATATCCTATCAAGCACATCAGTTTTCAGAAAGGGTAACAGGAGCACATTAAGAACCTTGAGTCTTGGAACAAAGTATACGATATTGGATCAGTTCCTGCCAAATGATGGTAATTTCACAAACGCTTTTAGTAGTTTGTTGGACCCTCCAGGGACCGATAATTTCATTAATGACGGATGGGTATTTTCCCTTACAACATCAACGTCATTTGAATATGAGGCGGCTATTTCGGAAGATACGTTCAAATTGACATCCACTTATTCTGATGGATTCAAATTGGATAACCCGACAAATGTGACTGTTTTACCCGAACGGTATACGATGATTGATGTTGGGGTTTCTTATATAGATTATCCGTCCACCTATGTTTATACTTCTTACACCAAGGCGACGTATTCTCTATTTGGTGGTCCATCAAACTTTATAAACTACGCGGCATCGGGAAGTAATGGTAAAGAGTATTATTTCAACAAGCCTGATTTGGGGTTATATGTATTTTTCACAGGGGCGACATCCCCAAGGGAAGTTAGGTTGTCGAATGTCTCCCTGTACGAGGTTGATAGGATTCCGTTCTTCCAATACACCACCGAGTCGAATGTCGACAAGTCGATAATGGCTCCTTGGAAGGCGACGGCTCCGTTCATAAATTTCTCGACTGATTTCGTCTATAACAACTATCTGTCGGCGGTATCGTTCAGATTGGACGCGACATCCCTGGGTAGCATAACGGCTCTTCCATTAGGAGCGGCAGCGTCATCGATTTATTCGTCTATGGCAAGTGCCACCATCGATACAAGCGGTGCTGCTTCGGGAGGTTCGAGTTTCTTCTAAAAGAAAAAGGGTTCGTTTCCGAACCCTTTTTTTATAAAAGGCCTTCTTTTTTTAATAAAATCATGAGACCCTCCTTTTGGTCACATTTGTAAAACTCAAACCACGGATAATCCTCGGGTGATTCGATCAGGTCGGAAACTTCTAAACCGGGAAGGTAACCTGGATATTTATGGTTGACTTTCTCGACGATGAACCACTGGTCATCCACTTCCTTGATCCTATAATAAACATCAGAATTCTGGATCTCAAACATCCTTTTCTGGATATCTGGTTCGCTCAGATCGGTTTTTCCCCGAATTGGGTTTACGATCCAATTCCGGAATTTGAGTCCCAAATTGGTATGCAATTTGGATTTCGGCTTTCTCCAAACCGTGATTTCGGAACGGTGTGTTTCAGACTCGAACTCGGGATTGAGACTTTTAGCAACTTTTTCCAATGCCTTGGACTGGGTCAGGGTTGACGAACCATCCAAACTAAAAAACTCTGACGGAGTGATTTCGGTATAGTATTTACTAGTATTACTTTCCCATCCTGATTCGAATATCCTTTTCAAATGTCTCATAAATTCATATTAGTTTTAACATATATATTACTTTGGGAAAATGGGAAAAATATTATTCAGTTTTCCGGATAAGCCAGACGCTTCCGACCTTTCCTATGTCAAATTGTGAAAAGTGTCCCATGTTCTTAACCTCATGGGCCTTTTCCTTTTTGGGGAATTTGATGCCCGAAAGTTTCTGTTTTCCGAGAATTCTTTTCTGTCCTTTGCAGGTCTTGCAGTCGGTCCATCCGACCTCTCCTTTTCCACCGCAGAAAAAGCAGGGATCTCCATTCCAGTTCTTGCCGCTTCCTTCGCAGAAGTCACATCCGTCGGCTCCTTCGAAAAGCTTGAGCAGGTTTCCGTTCTCGTCCTTTATCTCGATTTTCGACGTGGTGTCTTTTCCGTCACCCCCGCAGTCCTTGCATATCACCCATCTCTCGTATTCAATTTTTCCGTTGAACTTGTCGTCGACGTATATCAGGATGTTGAGCTGGTTTTGGTTTATCCAGGCATTCAGCTTGTCCTCGTCCCATGATTTGGCCATGTTGTTGAATTCGAAATTGAGGATTTCGGTTTTCTCGTCATACTCCGATCCCCATTTGCTTTTTCGGTCGTATTCTGATCTTGTGTCCGAGGTAAGGACATCATACGCCTCGGTTATCTCGCCGAAAAGGATGGGATCCCCTCCTTTGTCCGGGTGCAGGGAGAATGAAAGCTTGTAGTATGATTTCTTGATTTCCTTGGTGTCGGAATTTTTGGAAACCCCCAATATGGAATAGTAGTCTTTGTTGAGATCCATATGGGTTATATGATCGTAATGAAAAAAGACTTGATGAATGTATCAAGTCTTTTTGATTATTATTTGGACATTGTCCATCCTTTATCCTGTATCGTTTTTATCAAAGATCGAATGAATCCTCTAGCTGTGTAGTCTTCATCAAACCGAATAAGTTTGTGGGTATACATATCATCAATGAAATCCTTGATGTCTTGTCTGATTGGTTGGTTAGGATTGGTCCTTCCATATCTGTCAAACTCAATTTCTTCCTCACCATGAGGTTCAGGTTTGCGTTTATTCCACCATTCTTTAGCTTTTCCAATAATGGATTCGTTAACACCTTTTCTGAATGACCATCCCTCCTCCTGAATCATCATACGAAGTCGGATTTCGAAGTCTCTTGCTTTGTATCCTTCTTCATAATAATAATTGATGACTTCTGAAATATCGTCGATGAAATCCATCACATCCTGTCTGATGGTTTCGTTCGGATTGGATCTTCCATATCTGTCGAATTCTATTTCCTCTGTCTCAAAAATCTTGAATTTTTTAATGTGTTTCATATCCTTTTTTTTTTTATAATACTATATATTATAAAAAAAAATCAATTTTTGTCAAAATGTTCTATAATGGCATGCAAACATTTTGATTTGAGTATGTCAAACTTTCCCGACTCGGTTTCCGGATCGGGTGTCAGTTTCAGGATGTCTATGGTCAGATTGATTTCCAACCAAGTCGGTTGGGTTGAGAGTCCTATCAGGCAGTCGCTGACCGATTTCAAGGATTTGTATTCCTGATCGGTGTGATACGAAACACCCGAATCGAAACGGAATTTTTCCTCGATTCTCCTTTTTATGTCCCTTTCTTTGGGAAAGTAGTTTGACAGGAAATTCGACGACCAGCTGTCCATGCATATGATGGTGTCTGCCGAATCGAAAAAGGTGTCTATCCTTTCGAGATTGCTGAGTATCGAACCCCGATCCACGTATTTCTTATTGAATCCCATCCAGCTTTTGTATTTTATGGTCCCTTATTTCCTCCCTTCCGATTATGAGATCGTTCTCATGGTATTCCTTTCCGTCGGAAAGGGTGTAATACCATCCGTCAATCCTGTCGTCGGGACATTCCTTTTTGAATTTCATGACTGTCGTCTCAACGAGTTCGGATTCGAATCCGTCAAGTTTAAAGTCGATTGAAATCTTCGTCTTTCCATAGGATCGGACAACCCTTTCCTCTTTTTGGGTTTCCCTGATTAATGCGGGATCTCCGGTTTTTGCTGGATTTTGCTTCATATGTCCAATAGTTTTCTGATTTTAAGGTCCCGTTCGAATTTTTTCTGTTCGGAATCCGTCATGGAATTCCATTTGGAGAATGTCATGTCTGATCCCAACATCCTGTACAGGGAGTTGATGTGGTTGACGATGTTTTCCGTAATGTGTGGGCGGAAATCGCTTACGTCGTATTCGACGGTGTAGACTCCAGGGCTCTTGTATTTGCTTAAATCGTCCAATTTAATAGCCATGTTTGTGCTTGCATTTTCTGTGGTGTATGTAATCCTTTATTCCTATGTAAAGGGTCATGAGTCCGACCAAACCCCAAACAAGGGCGAAAATCGGATTGTGGAGTATCCTGTCCAATCCGGAATCGTGGTGTGTCACCGATTCGTTGACAAGCAGGATCGACTGCAAGAACTGAATCAGATGCAGTCCTCCATGAAGTATGTTTACCAGTCCGAGTCCGATAAGGACAAACGGTTTTTTGATGTTTTCAATTTTCATCCAATAAGAATTTTAAAAGGTTATCTCTTGATTCTTCAAGTCCCAACAGGCAGTCTGTCGGTTCTATGTATGTTTTTCCGTCGGTTGGATCCGAAATCTCATATTGGGAAGGTGTTATTTCCCTGACGATTTTGAATTTCCTTCCGTGAATATGGCTGTGACAGACCCATTCATCGGTCTTGAATGTTTTCATCTGTCAAAATTCCAAGTTTTCTGTCCCTCATAAAGGTGAATATGTCGGTATCGAATTTGGCGTTGCCTGGGATACCGTATTTTACGAGAATCTCCCTTTCCTTCGTTCTGAAATCAAGGGCATCCTCGAATCTCATCCTCTGGACGGATTCGCGTTTCTTGATCCTTATGTCAGAAAGTTCCCGAAGAACCTGTATCGGCATCTTTTCCAGTTTTTCGATGAGTTCCTTTTCCATTTATAATACACTTTTAATTTTTTCCATTATGTTATCAAAATAAGCAATCCTTATAAGGGTGATATTTTTTAACAAACAATACTCGTCTTTTATTCGGTCCCTTTCTTTTTGGACATCAAATGTATTTTTTCCACCAAAAAAGGCAACTGGTCTAAAATGCTGAACTCCGTCATATTCTATGCATATGTTTTTATCTGGTATGAAAAAGTCAAATTCGTGATCTTTTAGATCGGGAAACTCATAATGATGTATAAAGTTAATATTATTTTCTAATAAAATGTTGTTCACTTTTTTCTCCCCCTTTGAACATTTACATTTTGGACAGTCTTGACCTGATAGGTGATGTGTTGGAGCTTGTTTAAATTCTCCATGTTTTTGGCATATGATTATGACTTTTTCCTTGGCTGATTTATACTCTGTTTTCGAATAATTATAAATATTTCCATGTATGTTAATGCACTCGTCAATGAAATCGGAGGTATTTTTTTTTAATCCTACACATTTTGGACAGCCTTGTCCAAATAGATGGTTGGATATTTTTTGCTTAAAAACACCATGTTTTTTACAAATTATCTCTATTTTTTCTTCGGTTGAGTAAGTGAAGTTTGTATAGTCATATTTATCTCCGTGTTTATTTTTAAACCTGTCCAATATTTCTTCTTTTGTTAGTGATTTACCTACACATTTTGGACAACCTTGTCCAGTCATATGATTTTGAGGAGACTGTTTAAATGATCCATGTTTTTGACATATTATGTCGATCATGGTATGATTATTGATATATTTAGATAAGGAATAATCATATCTGTCCCCGTGTATTTTTTTTGACTTTTCGATAAATTTCTCCGTGTCATAACTTTGTTTCGAAGCCATCGAAGTGGTTCCACATTTCGAACATCCATTTCCAGACATATGTGAACCAGGTGTTTGTCCGAATAATCCGTGTATAGGACATATTATTTCTACTTTCGTATTGTTATTCTTATACTTAACTAATGAGTAGTCATATTTATCTCCATGAATACCTACAGATTTTTTAACAAAGTCGTCCTTTCCTAATGATTGGATTGATGCTCGGTATTCCACCGAGCATCTCCAACACCCATATTTTTTGTGTGAGAATTTGTTTTGTTCGAATAATCCGTGTATAGGACATATTATTTTTATTTTCTTTTCTCTCAGATCTACCAAGGAATAGTCATATTTGTTTCCATGAGCTTTGCGATATTCGTCTATAAATTTGTTTTCCATAACATATATATTAAGTTTGGGAAACAAAAAAAGTTGATTTATTGACCCTGACAGTCTATCTCAACCAAATTGGTGAAAATTTCTTTATCTACTCTTATTATTCTATCAAAGTATTCTTGATTCATTATGGCATGGTGTATTACAAAAATGCTAATTCTATATTTATTCGAAAAATCTTTTAGTATATGCAATATGTTTTCTATCCCCTCTATGTCAATCGATGAAAAGACCTCGTCTAAAAAAAGAATATTTATATTCTTCTTGGTTCGAATCAGTTCTAAATAAGCGAGTAGTATACAAATTGAGATTTTCTTGTTTTCTCCGGTAGAGAGACTGTCATGGTCGATCGGGTTCCCGAAACTTTTGATTTGGGCGGTGAACGTCTCATCGAGTTCGACCTGGAACGGGAGTCTCATCTTCTTTATGTTCTCCGAAATGAAGAAATTGATCGGCTTTATTATGCCTGAGATGATCGTTTTCTTGACTCCGTCCTCCCCGAAAACCTTGGAAAGTTCCTTGTAATAGATTTCCTTTTCCTTACATACCGTTGTGTATTCGACACTGATTCCCCTTTTCTGCTCGAGTTCGGAAATCGTATTTTCGAACTCCTGTATGTTCAGGCTCGACTTTCCGTCTTCCTTTTCCTTCTGTGTCTGAAGCCTTTCGATTTGGCTCTTGTAGTTCTTCAGGAGATAGGTGATGTCGTTGAATGCTCGGTTGACGTTGTCGGAAATGGTCTGGAGCTTTGCCTGTTTTTCCTTTACCATCCTGATGTTGTTCTCGATTTCCGATCTAAGTCCCTCTAAAGATTTCTTTTTTTCGAGAAGGACATCCTTCAGGTTATGGAAGTGGTCGTTGTCGAAATCGGTTCCGCAGGTCGGGCATTTTCCCGAATCGTAAAGGTCTATGTCTTTCTGGGCGGACTTTATCTCTCCGTTTATGTTTATATACTGTTCCTTTTCCCGATCGAGGTCGGCTTTAAGTTCGGCCTCTTTTGCCTTGACCTTCTCGACTTTTTCCTTCAGTTCCAGGTATTCGTCCTTTTTGGAATCCATTTCCTGCTTTATAGTTTCGATTTCGGTCTGGATGTTTTCCTTTTCCTTTTCGATGGCCTTTGCGATCGATCTCCTGATTGATTCGATCGAATCGTTGAGGGTAGATATCTCGGAATCGTATTTGGTCATCTGGATCTTGTTGGCCTTTACCAGATCCTTCAGGATTTGGTTCAGGATGTTGATCACCTCCAAATTGAAAAGCTTGTCCAGAAGAAGCTGCTTTTCCTCGTTGGATAGGGAAATGAAATTTTTGAAGTCGTTTATTGACATGGATATGAACGACTTGAAGGTTTCAATGTCCATTCCTATATAGTTTTCAATCTTCTCGTCGATGTTTGACTTTCCGGCCCTGTCGTTCTCAATGCCGTTCTCTATCAGTTTCAGGGTGTTCGGGTTTATCCCGCGGACCACGTTGACCTCGGTCCCGTTGGAGACGAAGCTTATCCTGTTCTGGAGCTCGTTGTTTATCCTGTTGGGTAGGGTCGAGAGTGTGGCCCATTTTTTCTTTTTCATCGACTTGACCTTTCCGTATAGGACGTATTCGAAGCTTTCGATGAATGAAGATTTTCCGTTTCCGTTGCTTCCGGTCAGTAGTATCAGCTCACCCTTTTCGGTGTTGAGTCTTACGGTCTGTTCGTTGTTTCCGAACGACTTGAATCCCCTTATCGATATTTCGCTTATCAGCATTTATTGTCGTTATTTTCATCTTTCAGAATCTCTTCCAAATTGTTGTCCCTCGACAGTTTTGTCAGGACATATATGTCGTCGATCAGGTCGTTGAATGCGTTCTGTTGGTAATCCTCCATCTTTTTCCGCACAATAGGCATTATCTTTTCTAGAATGGTTTCGTCCGAGTAGCGGTGGTTCGGGACCGGCTTGCTGGGAAAGGTTCCCAGTGTGATGGTGTTCGGTTTCCACTTGTTGATTGTGTATCCTTTTTGGGTGACCACGATCTGGAGTTCCTCTCCGTTTTGGAGGTTTTGGTGTATGTTTACGGTTCCCGATGACATCATGGAAACGCTGGTCTCATTCTGTTCCATGAGGCCGATCACCATCTTGAGAAATCTTTGGGACTGTTTCTCGTCATAAGGATTTCTTTTTTCCTCATAAGTGGTCGAACCAAAGGAATCTGTCGAAATAAAATTTGCTTGGTTTTGGTTATCTTTGAGAGCCATCAGTTCCTCGAATGAGGATTTGATTATCTTCTTCAGGTTTTTCTTTTTCATATGTTTTATATTAAAATTTCGGATGTTGTTTTTAATATATACACATATGAGAATATTAAGGTTCAACGAGGGCTTTTTGGATTTCTCCCCTGTGAGCGAGAAAATCGGAGATTTCATGCTAGAGGTCACTAAGACCGAGAGCTCCTACAAGATTGCTGTTAGGGATATTTCCTCTGATAAGGTAGTAGGTAGGCTCTATCTCATGAATCTGAAGAAGAAGGATGATGGATATTGGGCTGAGGCGAGAAGGTTTTACATAAATGAGGGATATAGGAACAGGAACATAGACAGGATAATAGTCGATGCGGTGGAAAGGCATTTCCCCGGACTGAACCTCTACGCTTATCCGAGTCCGAACCGTTTCAAGGATCTGACGGATCAGAACATGGAAGAATATCGGGAAAAACTGAAACGACTGTACTCAATGTATGGGATGAAAAAAGTTGGTAACAAAAGCCGTATGGAAATAAGGAGATTCAACGAGTCAAATTCGAGGAAACCCAAAAAGGTCAGTTCTGAGGAGTTCATGGAAAAAAGGCGGGATCACAGGATGGTTGATTTCACCAATACCGAAAGGAAGAGAATTTTGGAAATTCTCAATGCGAGAAAATCAAGGGATTTCAATTTCCATTATTCGATGAATTCCGATTTCGTCGAGATTTTCTCCAAAAGTTCTAGCACCGAGATAATAAGGCTCGACGACTATTGGTTCGCTATAAACCGATCTGACCGTTACGGGGGCTCGGAATATTTCATCTGTGACGATGTGGAGGAGCTTTATTGGTTCTTGGAGAAGGAATGGTATTGATTCCTGATTATATGCTTAGGCGTTCAAGAAAAAAATCCAATAGTGTATAGTTTTTATTTATTATAAATAGATAATTATAACCCATTTCTTCACATTTCTTAATCTTGGAAAGGTTTTTATCTATGAATTTTTTGTAAAAATAGTCAGATTTGATCTCAATTATCAAATTGAGTTTCCCGATGAAAAAGTCAGGATAATGTATTTTAATTTCATTTTGGAATGTATACTTTATTGGGAACCCTCTTGTTACTAGACTTTCAAATCCTTTTGATGACATATAATCTAAAAAATGTTTTTCATAACTACTCTGGTAATATAGTTTATCATTAAAATATTTTATACTTAACGAATTTTTAAACTGCTTCGAAGCGAATTCTAAAAGTTGCATTGGATATTCAACACCATATCGTTCCATATTTGTTTTTTTGACTTTTTCTTTACATTCGGTGGTCATCGAATTTGATATGCATCCATATTTTTCGATCATTTTTGTAACTTTTTTCAGTTTAACTAAGTCGGATTTATTTGGGCTATCTACTCCATATTTTTCTAATGATGTTTTTTTAGACTTTTCCCTGAAGTCATTTGTTTCCATGTATGATTCAACTCCATATTTTTCCATATTAGTTTTCTTCCTTTTTTCTTTTATAAAGTTGGATTTTCTATAGTCTGTCGTGCCGTATTTTTCAATTGATGTTTTTTTGGCTTTTTCGGAAAAAACATCAACCTGAAGAGTTGATTTTACTCCATATCTGATTAAATTAGTCTCAATTATTTGATCCATATTATTGTAGTTTTCGTCTCCATATTTTTTAAGTTTTGTTTCTTTTATTTTATCGACATTGATATAATTTTCGTCGCCGTATTTTTCAAGTTTAGTTTTCTTTGATTTTTCTTTATTTACATAGTTTTCAACACCATGATTTTTTAAGCTTGTCATTTTGTTTTTTACCGAAGAACATACATTGCTACAGCAGTATATGTTGTATTTAGAAATATTTTTATTATAGAGGTTATACGATAACGTTTTTTCAAATCCACATATATCACACTTTACTAGGACTTTCATATTAGATCCTTTCCATAAATTTTCTATGGGAACAATTACGTCTTCTCCAATTTCACAATGTATCCCCACTTCTTTTAGTTTAAAGATTATTTTAGAAGATTTAACTTTTATTGGAATTTCCTTGTCTAATATCATTTTCATTAATTTTTATTTTACATGCAAAAATCGAGTCAATTATGTCCTCTATCGGATTTGGTATTTTATCTCTATCCATAAGGTGCTTATATTCTAACAAAAATTTATAGATTGGGGAATCTATTTTTCCCTCAACCATAGCTCTGAACATTTGTGGTTTTTTAAAGGATCCTCCTGATATACCTTGGTTGTTTCTATATTCGTACTTTGGTTTTTTTATACCGACATTTATCGGTTTGTAGCAAATCTTACAAGACTCAACTTTTAAGGTGGATGGTGATAATATTGAGATATCGATATTTGGGAAGGTTTTAATTAAATTGGATCTTATTAAAGTTGACAGAGACACTATATCTAGTATGGATGATGTATTCTTTGAAAACGAATACCCCTCTATATTACAATATGTGTTTTCATTTGGGTTTATCCGACTTGATATGTCTGAAATTATAATATCGGATAACATATTATAGTGTTTGATTTTAAGGATTTCATTTTCAGAGTAATCGTTGGATGATATCCTGTTGTGGTGAAAAAATTTAACACCACATCTATCTAATTCTTTTATGTAGATATTATTATCTTTTTTATTGGTATAGGAGAGTATAAATTTACCTTCACTAGACTCAATATAGATAGCTGTTGAATTTAAACTAATGTCAATTCCAATATAATTCATATCTTATATATTATTTTTTGAAAACCAAAAATAGAGAACACATGTTGGTGATTTAATGGGAATACCTCAATTTTGGGTATTCCCACAAAATTCATTTGAGTATCTCGTTTATTTTGTCGTCCCTGAGTTGGGATATGCTGATGTCGACGTCGAAAATCGGTATCCTGTCGATTCTAGATCTGGAATGGAATATCCCGGTCATTTCTCGTCCATCGAATTTTCTGGACAGTTTCTTGTCCGAAATGTAGTTCTCCCGATAGTATTTCATTCTGGTGTTGTGTTCGGCGAGCTTCTTCTTGTCGGTCTCGAAGGCCATTTCCCAGTCCTCGAGTGGGAAGATAAGGTGTGCCTTGTCGTAATGGTATACGAACTTGGTTTCGTCCCCCGGTGAAATGCCGTCGGGGATGTCGGCCTCGATTTTAAGCAGCGCTCTCATGTCTTCTCAAAAAGTCTTGATAGGCGATTCCTATTCCCTCCGAAAGTCCGGTTTTGGCCTTCCACCCGAGCCGTTCCATCTTGGTGACGTCGAGAAGCTTCTTCGGGGTTCCGTTGATGTCGGACCTTCCATCGAAGGATACCCCACATCCTGGGTTTATGATGTCCCTTGCCGTCTCGGCAAGTTCACGTATTGTCTGGTCCTTTCCCGACCCTATGTTTATCAGGTCAGGTGTCCGGTTGGTCATGACGAAATGGCAGGCGTCGGCCAGATCGTCGGCGAAAAGGAACTCCCTGTATGGGGTTCCGTCTCCCCAGAGTTCGATTCTTCCGCTCACGTCCTTTTTGGCCTGGTGGAGTTTCCTGATTATCGATGGCAGGACATGTGAGTTTTCTGGATGGTAGTTGTCTCCGATTCCGTAAAGGTTGCACGGCATAACCGAGACGAAATCGGTGCCGTACTGTTGGTTGTATGATTGGCACATCTTGATTCCCGAAATCTTGGCAATCGCGTAGGCGTCGTTGGTGGGTTCAAGATATCCTGACATCAGTGATTCCTCCCTTATCGGCTGTTCCGCCATTTTTGGGTAGATGCAGGAAGATCCGAGAAACACCAGTTTCCTGACTCCGTATCTGTGGCATGCCGAAATGACGTTGGTCTGTATCAGGATGTTGTCGGTTATGAAATCCGCCTTGAAGTCGTTATTAGCCTTTATTCCCCCGACCTTGGCGGCCGCGAGGAAAACGTATTCTGGCCTGTTGTAGTAGAAGAAGTCGTTGACCCCGAACTGGCTTCTCAGGTCGTATTTGTTCCTGTCGGCGACGATGATGTTTTCATATCCCAGCGATTTCAGTTTCCTGATTATTGCCGATCCGACCATTCCGTTGTGTCCAGCGACGAATATCTTAGAGTTCAGTTCCATGGAATTATATATCTAGAAAGTTGTCTCCCCTCGAAAATTTTTTGTTTTTCGGAGGTTTTCGGTATCTTTGTCGTATGACAGCCAAAGACTACATTTTCCGGACTCTCGGTCATGATCACGTCGCCACCCTAAAGGACAACCAGATTATTCGGGTTTCTAAATATGCAGAGGATTTCATCCTGACGGAGGATGGTAGGATGTATTTCATGGATACGGAAGCTTTCTTCAATAACCTAATCGGGAAAAATTTCTGGACAGCTGTTGCTTGGAAGAGAAACTGTATTCTGAATATTATGATACCTTAGACATGGATTGGAAGGAAAGGAAAAAATTGAGAACCGAAAAATGGCTTGAAACCCATGGGAAGAAAATGGTCAAATGTCTGACATGCAACGGAAGCGGATATTGCGACACAACTATAAACGGGAGGATTCCAAAATGTTCCTCATGTAAGGGAACAGGTTTTTTATTCGGTGTTTTTTCCGTATCTTTGTATAAACAAACGATAAATGACAGGGATACTCAGACACGATTTGGCGTTGAATTTCATATTGGCAGGCAAGGCGTTCATGACGTTCGTCAACACCAACACCCAAAACCGTTTCACGTATAAGGTTGTCAAGCACAAGAAGTCGGACATCTATTATGTCAATGTCCTTACAGGGCCGGATATCTACACGTATATCGGTCTGATAACATCGGAAAATAGGTTCCGACACTCACCTAAGTCCCCGATTGGGGCGGACGCCCAGTCTGTGAAGGTTTTCGATTGGGTCCTCAAAAGAATCCAGACAATTGTCAGTCCCGCAACCGATACTGAACCGGCTAAGACCGCCCTTCCGGAATTCATCGAGATATACCACTCGGGACGATGCGGGAAATGCGGGAAACGTCTGACGGTTCCCACATCCATAGATACGGGATTCGGTCCTGAATGCGTCAGGATGGTCATGAACAAGCAGTTGGAAAGGGACATCAAACTGACAAAGCTTCTTAAATTGATATGACATTTATTCTGATACATTTGTTTTTTACTGTCCTGTCATTTTTTTGGATTTATCTTTCCGCGAGAGAATCCAAAAAAAAGACAGATGATATCCTATCAACTGAAAAAGGGATTCGCCTGTTACAACTGCAAGTCCGAAATCCACACCATGGACGAGGTGGTAAGGGACAGTGTTCTGATTATAAAGGCATCAGATGAAAAGGATTATTATGACATGTGTGTCCAATGTAAGAGGGACATATCTATAAGGATGCTCATGGGATCAAGGATTGATGTTCCCAAACTGAAGAGATGGATAATAAAGAATCCTCATATTTATATGTTTCTGATTGGTGTTTCCTTTATTATCAACATCAGTTCCATTCTCCTACCATCAGGACTTGCGAAGCAGGTCCTGAGCATTTCTGGAATTCTCATGGTCAACATATCCAATATCATCCTTCTATATCGGACAAGATTTATAACAATTAAAAAAACCCAATCAGTCTGATTGGGTTTTTCTTATCTCGTTGATCACTCCTCTTCGGAAAAGCTCCCGAAAAACCGATTCACAGGTATACGGCTTGTCGAAATAGAATTCGATGTTGCTGATTATGTTATCGAGTCCAGCCTTGTAAAGGAGTTCATGGTTTTTGAAATCCATGTTCCTTTCCTGGAGTATTCTCAAGATCATCTGTCTCATGGTCGGTAGATTGTTTGGTTTATTGTCGGGTTGTAGATGCACTCTATTCTGGTCGATCCCTCGTCCATTTCTGTTATTGGGAAGAAAAACATGTTGGCGTCTTCGGTCTTTAATTCCACCATCACTTTTTCGATGGCTTCTTCGGCTCTTGCTTTGGGTAATGATTTTACGTTTATGTAAACGGCGAATGCCGGTTTTGTTATGTCGAATTTCATAATATTAAATTAATTTTTGTCCATTAGTTGAAAAGATCATCCGCGTCTACGCTGTCCGAAAATCCGTTTTCGTCCGTATTCTCATCTTCTTCCCCTATCATGGTGTTGAACTGTTTTTCGGTTTCCTCGATCTCGTCGAGAGACTTGAATCGGAAATAGTCGTTCACAATCGGTTCCATTTTCTTCAGGACATCCATCGTGAATATTTGGTTGGTGAAAAGCTGTTTCGTGGTGAACGACTTGTCGAGGTGTGACACATACCATCTGTTTCCGCCTGGTTTGAAAACCATTTCCCCCGTCGACTTGTCCACCTCCATTTTTCCCTGAGCTATTCCGATTTGGTTGAAATACTCGGGACGGCAGAAAGCGTCAAGACCTGTATATGGATTCATACCGTGTGCGAATGATATATCAAAACGGATTTTCTTTGGTTTTGCTAATCTCGACTTTTGGGTTTTAAACAATACGGTGATTCCAGATGATCCCAAATCCATCTCATCTTCTTCTCCGGTTTTTAGCTGAGATTTGCTCATCATGCCAATTACTGAAGCTGAGTATAGTAGACCGTTACCGCCCTTCATGACACTTTTTGGAAACATGTCAAGTGTTAGATAGGTATGGTTCGCTACTAAAAGTGGAATGTCTAAATATCCCAAGTCGGTATTTATGCTTCTAAAAAGGGATCCGAGTGCTTTTGCTTTAGTCATATCTTGTTTGATATCTCCTTTTAGTAGGTCTGACTTTTCTTTGTTTGATGCCATTTGACCAAGTGAGTCAATCACAATCATTAGTTTTGGTAACTCATAACCCTCAAGTTTTTGAGTCTTTAAGTCATCTATTAGTTGAGTAAGTAGGACATTAACATCTTCTACTTTATTTGAACGGATTAGTCTGAATTTTTCAAGTGAGTTATCTACACCGAATTTTGGTAAATCTTCCAAATCAATAGCTTGTTCTGTGTCAATATAGATAACAGAGTATCCCATTTTTTGAGCATTTTTAGCACATGAATAACACATAAATGATTTACCTGCTCCGGACTCACCAGCGAATACTGAAATTCTATTAGTTGCTATACCACCATTTAATAGTCTTCCTGACATTGCTGCATCTACTAGATAAACACCAGTAGTTATGAACGTCTTTTCTTTTATTTCCTTTTCAACTAAAATTGGAATATTCTTTGCTATATTATCTATTATAGTTCCGACTTTACTGAATTCGAATTTCTTGATTTCCTTACTTGCTTTTGCCATGTTATTTTTGTTTCTTTTTATTTATATATAAAAAAATCCGACCCCCCTTTCGGGAAACTTTTTAAAAAATCCTGAAAGGGGGTCGGATTTCCCGATATATACTGTATGAGAAAAATGGAATTTTTGGAAAAGGCGAGAAACAAGCACGGGTACAAATACAGGTATGTGGATTTGCCTGATAAGATAACCCTGCAGGACCGGATACAGATGGAATTTGACGGGGGAATCTACACGCAGTCGGTCTCGAAACACCTTTCGGGAAGATGTCCCGAGAAAAGGACGGACAGGATGACCACGGATATGTTCATAGAGAAATCGAGATTCGTCTGGGGAAACAAGTATGATTACTCACTGGTCGACTATACGGGATCCCTGAACACCGTGAAAATAATATATGACGGGGTGGTATACGAACAGAGGGCAAATTCCCATCTGTCCGGAATGGCTCCCGAATTCAGGAAAAAGGAAGAGGCTGTCCTGCGGGAAACTATAAGGGATTCCGAATCGGACATTCGTTCCGAAATAGAATCCTTCCTGAAAAAGCATGATGTCGGGTACATAAAGAGATGGGTCGTCGATGGGATTGAATTTGATTTCTATCTAGTCGACTCGAGAATCGCTGTTGAGTATTTTGGGATACATCATTACCAGCCTGTAGAGGAATTAGGTGGGGGTTCGGCCTATGGCAAGGTTATTGATGAGGATAGGATCAAATCCGAATACTGTGAGGACAACTATATCGACCTGATAAGGATAAGATATGACCAGGTTGAAAACATACATCAGATATTGTGGGAAAACCTGAAAAACCGAATCCGCCTAAAGTAGTTTTTTTGTTTTAATATATAGGGTATATGAGACATATTAAGATTTTCGAGGATTTTTTCAAATTCTATAGAGCCGACGAGATAACAGATACGAAGGGAATATGGGGTTACACCAGGGAAGAGATCGAGGATTTGTTCATTCGTTTCGTGGATGATCTCAGGCTGTCTGTCAGCGTCAATTTCGTTTTGATTGGAAATCCGAGGAGCACCATTTATTCCGTGACGGATTCGATGATTCCCGAATATCTGGAAAGGATAAAATCGGGGGATATGACACCTGGGATCCAAGTAAATATGTTCGTGAATTCCAATATTTTCTGGAAGGCGGGGATTGATGGTGAAGGAGGGGTTCTCCATATCACGGACAAATCGGATAGGGCAAGGAAATATTCGGATTATCTTAATAACCTTTCGGATGAAATGGAGTCCTTGATGATTCCTATCAGGAGGCGGGTCAGGGGTTATGAAATAGAAACCAGAAATTATATCACAGAAGAAAGTTCGAGAAAAAGAAAATTCAGTAACCAAACCAATATCCATCCCGATTCGGGAACCGAATATGGGGATCTCATCTATGGTGTTTATTTGAAAAAGATATGATTTTATCTGGTTCGGAACGCCATTCTGAAATCCTGAACGGGATCGTAGTCATCTCTGTTTCTATCTTTCTCTTTGTGGAAGATCTCTTTGATTTTATCAAAAACCTTTTTACTAACATAGTTGGATGTTTTTAACTTTTTTCCGTCGATAGATATCTCGTAGGTTTTTGGAACAAATTGTTTTGGTTTGAACAGATCCAAATCTATAGGCAAACCGGATATGGTATAATATACTATTTCGACATTGATTTCATATCCATCCACATCTGCCTCAAATTGTATCTCTTCTCCACGGACGACACGTTTCAAAACAATTCTTGTTTTGTCGGATACTAGTTTTAGTATTTTCTCAGCTATATCATCATCCGGGGTTGATTTGAACGGATTTTCTAACCCGAAAATCTCGTCTATTCTCTTAATGTGTTTCATTGTCTGACTTCAGTGTTTTCTTGTCCATCTCGAGATACATGTCGAGGGTTTCGATTGTTTCCTTGTCGGTTTCGCTGAAATGGACCTTCTTGTTGGACATCCTGACCTTTCCCTGACGGATAAGATCTATAAGGGGTTCTTCCCTTTTGAACAGGTCCATCTCATCCTCGGTGATGTCCATCTCGGCATCGAGGTTGATCTTGCTTTCGCCGACCACTCGGGATGCCGCCTGTGAGGTTCCACCGACACGGTTGGTTCTCGGTATTCCGTCTCCGGCATTTACCTTGAATGTCCGGTGTGTCGCGGGGGATTTTATCTCCTCGGGATTCTGTATGTAATACTGGATTGCTTTTTCGCGAACCTGGTCGAATGCCTTCTCGAGCTCGTCGGAATCAAGATCCTGCGGAAGATCGACGCCGACGGCGTTGAATATCTCGGCGTACTCGTTTGATCTCAGCTTGGAGTCGACGTATTCGGCGGCTTCCATTTTTATCACCGGGTTCAGTTCCGGATATTGGGTGTCCTCACCCCTGTTGTCGTCGTTGACGAACGTTTCGTATTTTTTTATCCATTTCATACGATATATATTATTTTTGGATTTCGTTTTTTTTTGTTATTTTTGTAGTTATGAACTTGTATAGGGATGTCACATACGGTGGTGCCGGTGAAAACAATATTTATGTGAATGGGAGGCCTCATCGCTATTTCGCCCTTTATCCGAAGGGCGTCGGTAAGATGAGTTTCCTTATACCCAAGACCCATTACGAGTCATTCGTTTCCGACCTTTCGAGGGGGAATCGAATCACCTTCAATAACAAGTCCGGTTGGTTTGATATGAGGATTGAATCACAGTCGGTTCATGAGGATGTTTGGAGATATGACAATTATTTCGAGTATGTCTGTTTCGGAAAGGGGGAAAAGGTTGACGAAACAATATTGAGGGATATAAAACTATCATCCATAATCGATGACAGTTTCGACTCGTTCAAAATTTGAAAAGGGAAGACATTTAGTCTCCCCTTTTCCGTTATCTGACAAGTGTGACATCACCTTTCTTGAATAGGACCTTTCCGTGGCATTCGTATTGTATCTGCCAGTAGTATGTTCCCATGTCGGCTTCCTCTCCCCTGAACCTTCCGTTCCATCCGTCCCTTAATCCGAACGATTCGTGGACCAGCTGTCCGTAACGGTTATACACCTTGAAGTCCACTATCCTTATATGTCCACCGACAGGTTTAAACAAATCATTCTTTCCATCCCCGTTCGGAGTGAACGCGTTCGGAAGGAAGAACTGGCAGCAGTCTTCACCCGTCACGTTTATCGAATCGGTTGCGGAACATCCCCATTTGTTGGTCACCCTCAGTGTCACCTTCCTTGATGAGTCTATTATCCCCAACGCGTTGGTTTCGGTTCTGATGGGAAAGTATGCCTGAGGCTGCCAAAGATAGAAGCATTCCTGGCATTTTTCCACGGGCTGGAACAGTATCTCATCCCCGAAACATATCCTGTCTGGAATCGTGTCTATTTTGACGGTCGGGAATTTGGAAACGAGAACCGTCTTCCTGACAGTGTCCGAATGGCACCAGGCGGTCTGGGCGAAACCCGAAACTGTGAAGATGCCGTCGATGTTCCAGGTCAGTGGGTGTGATCCTGACGTCGTTGACGTAGGTATGTATGACGGCTGGAAAATGTATGTGGTTCCCGAATCAGGTGTGTCCCACATCAGGTAGACGCTATCCCCAAGACACATATAATCGCGATCAAGCCACATTTTTATGGTCGGTATGGGATAAACCGTCAGGTTGAGTGTCACTATTGAATCGCATCCGTGGACGCTTGAAAATCTCTTGGTGTATGATCCGGCCTGGTCCACTGTGGTGTCTATCCACTCGTATGTTTCGCCCTGGCAGATATGGTCCGATATAGACTGGTCGTAGACGGGATTGACGGTGACCGTCTTGGTTCCCTGACAGGCAGGTCCGAGTCCGTATGTTATGACGGCGGTTCCTGGGGAAACTCCGGTAACGTTTCCCGATGTGACCGTGGCCACGGACGGATTGGAACTGACCCACGTTCCTCCTGATATGGGTGAAGTAAGGACTGTCGAACCGTTTTGGCATATCGAGGAATCCCCCATTACGCTTATGGTCGCGATTGTCGATGTCACGGTGGTTGTCTCCGTCAGGGAGACTCCGGCGCATGACGTGGTGGTTGCCGAAACGGTGTAGGTGGTTGTGACGGTCGGGCATACTATGACGTTGGGTCCTGTTCCCACGGTTCCGGTGGGTCCTGTCCAGACATAGTTCCAGGTCACCACTCCCCCGTTGGGTGAAAATCTCCATCCTTGGTTTGTCGCTGTGAAAGCCGTTCCGTTCTGTCCGGGAGCGGTGAAGAAGAAAGTCCCGGGGGTCGGGCTCTGTATACCGGTAATGGCCCTTCCCGAGTTCCATGAGGAGCAGGGTGTGTGATCCCCGATATAGATGTCGATGATGTTGGAGGATTCGTGGAGCACTATCTGATGTGTCGCCCTGTTTGTGCAGGTCGGTGGTATGAACATCGGCAGGTTGTTGTAAGATATGACAAATTTCCTACACGGGGCTGTTCCGTAGGTGTTGTAGACGATGGTTCCTCCACCCCCGGGTGGATAGATGTCCTTCCAGAGAAAAATCGAGTTATAGGTGGCGTTCCCCGAGCTTCCGGGAAGCGGTCCTGATATGGACCACGGGTCGAAAAGTCCGGCAAGGGCCGTGTTGAAAGAGACGTTTCCGTTAGATCCGATTATAAGCTGGTTGTAGCTGTTCCCGAAAAAGCAGAAGCTGAACGGCATCGTTATGACACCCGAATATATGTCGTCGGTGGTGGTCGGAATCGGAGTTCCCGCGACATACGAATAAGGGGCGTATGGTGTCGGTGTTACCGTATATGTATTGGTGTTCCTGACCATGCTGGCGGAAGCGTTCAAGCTTGTGCATGGTGTGGTGCAGCTGACCGTTCCGGTCGATACGGTAAGGGTAGGGCATGTCTGTCCGGACATCCTGACAAAACTCAGTAGGACGAGTAGCAGTGTTAGTATTTTCTTCATGGGAAATAAAATTTTTTGTCTGATTATATATAATTATTTGATTTAACCATATGTTTGTTTTATATTTGCCCAAATGAGAATTGAAAACCAAAACATACACTTCATATCCGATTTCCACATAGGACACACCAACGTCATCCGGTTCGACAACCGTCCTTTCGGAGATGTGAACGAGATGCACGATGTCCTTGTAAGAAATTGGAACTCGGTCGTCAAGGAAGACGACACCGTGTTTTATCTCGGGGACCTTTCGATGAGGTGTCACATCAGCACCGTGAAATGGTTCGTTGAACAGCTCAACGGGGAAATACATTTTTTCATGGGAAACCATGACCGATATCGGGATATCAGGAACCTGAACAGGTTTGTGAAAATATGGGGTGATGACGATGTCCAGGGTGCCGGAAAGATACAGGTCAGGGACGAGTCGGTTAAGGGAGGTTGGCAGCATATAGAACTTTCTCACTATCCGATCCTTTCGTGGAACAAGCATCACCACGGGGCATGGCACCTTCACGGGCATTGCCACCAGTCTTTGACAAAGAACCCAGATATGGCTTGGTTCTACAACAGGAAAGTCATCGATGTCGGATGCAACGGTCTTGACTACACACCGATTTCATACAATAACTTGAAAACAATAATGGATTCCAAAGGAGTTTCCCTGATAGATCACCATGAAGGATAGGAGAATGACAATACACATACTCAGGTCGTATTTGGGTTACATGAGGGAATGGAACACTACTTGTAGTGGTGACCTGATCGAAGAAACAAATTATCTGATTGGGAGATACGAAGAAATGTGTGATGATCCTAAAAACATAGATGAGGTTGTTTTTGGGTTGACCGTCATGAACGAGGGTATGATCAAACGGGACCCCAACGTCAAAACTCTCGATTTCTTTTTGGCGGAGATTCTTTCCAAAATAAGGGAAAACAAGATAGACAAATTAATTGAAGACGATGGAATGGCCGGATAATTGGGATAGGTATGACGTGATTGGGTTCCTTGGTGACTGGATCCGGGACCAGGAAAAATGTTTTCGGGTAAGGGTAACATCCGTCGAAATCTCGGATTTCTTCGGAAAAGTGGATTTTTTTGCCAATTACGAATACTACCAAACCACATCAAGGTGGGAGAATCCGAAACCCGGAACCTATTTTGGGGGAATGGATGATTGGAAAAAACATTTGAGGGAAAAAAACATAAATTCTATTACGGATGAGTGATTACATATTCGACCCAACCGACTACCAATTTGTTCCGGATCCTTTTTATCCCGATGATACTTCGGTTTGGACAACCAAACCGGTTCCTGGGTCGACGATCGGATCCTATGTGATGACCTATTCTTCGGGTTCGTGGACGATTGAGGAAATATACATGAAGAACAGCCGTGAGTTTTTCGTCGCCCTTTATCGGGGAAAAATACCGGACCCCGAATTCGGGGACCAGCTGATGAGGAACCTCGATCTTGACATACCCGTGATACAGAGGGAAAAACTGATAAGCAAAATACTAAAATAGATATGAGAAAATTATTCAACAGCAAATGGTTTCCAAGATTCTTCTGTGTGAGATCGGATGGCGGGAAAGACTCGGGAGTTATGGCCTATTTCCTAATAGAATGGAAACCTGTATTCTCAATCGGGATTCTTCGATTCAATAAAGGATCTAGAGAGGCCTACCATAGTCACGCTTTTAACGCTCTGACCTGGTGGATCAAAGGTTTGGTGACCGAAGAAAAACTGAACGGCGAGAAAAAAGACTACTCTCCTTCCTTGAAACCAAAATACACATCTCGTGACAATTTCCACAAGGTTATTTCCCACGAGAAGACATTCACCCTAACCCTCAGAGGACCTTGGACAGACACATGGAGGGAATATCGAAATGACCGTTATGTGACACTTACTCACGGAAGAAAAGAAGTATAAGATGACAATAGATTTGTTTGGTCCAATTCCTTTGGACCTGGAAAAAATCACATGCCATTCCGGAGGAGCGGGTGGGTCGGACACCTATTTCGAAAAAATAGGGGAGGAATTCGGTGTCTCCACAAAAGCCTATTCCTATAAGACACCCATGCACAAATCTCCCAACAAGGTCGAGATATCGGAAGCCGACTACCAGGAAGGCATAATGCAGGTAAGAAAGGCCAACCATTGGCTCAACCGTTGGGGAATAGATAAGTATATGAACCTTCTTGCAAGAAACTGGGCTCAGGTGAAATATTCCAGACAGGTTTTCGCCGTTGGGACGATTGTGAGTCCAGGTGAAAAGACCAATAAGGGTTTCTATTGTCGATCTAAATACCAGTCGGTTGATGGTGGGACGGGTTATGCTTGTATGTGTGCTGTATTGAATAATAGAGATCTTTTAGTCTTCGATCAGGTTAGGGATTCGTGGTTCCGATGGAGCTATTCTTCTATGTCATTCGTTAAATTTGAAGGAATTCCCCAGATCCAAGTTCAGGATTTTGCTGGTATAGGAACTAGGGAAATCCTTCCAAATGGAATTAAGGCGATAAGGGGTCTATATGAGAAAACTTTTAACAGGTAATATAATATAACCAACATTAAAATTTTAAAATAAATGGAAAAAATACCAATGACCCGTGAGGGATATTTGAAAATGGAATCTGAACTTCAACACATGAAGAGTGTTGATCTTAGGGAATGTCTTCAAAATCTTAGTGATGCTAGGGATAAGGGTGACTTGAGTGAGAATGCAGAGTATGATGTGGCCAAACAGGCTTTGGATGATTTAAACGACAAGATGAGTAAGATTGGGAAGATACTTTCCAACTGTCAGATAATCGAAGGGGTTATAGATGATGGTACTGTCCAACTTCTGACATGGGTCAAGTTCAAAAATAAGAAAACTGGAAAGGAAACCGAATATAGGATTGTTCCCGAGCATGAAATAAACCTGAAGGAAGGAAAAATATCACCAAACAGCCCGATTGGAAAATCACTTATGAACCATAGAGTCGGAGATCATATCGAGGTTGATATCCCCGCCGGAAAACTAGAAATTGAAATCACCAACATCAGAATAATCTAATATGGCATTCAAACCCAAAATAGTTGAGCACAAAATTTCCTTTGATTTCGACGGAACCCTAGATGACGACTTCGACGGGACCACCAATCCAGTAAAGGAGGAAATACAGGAAATCTGTAGAAACTTGATACGATCAGGGAAACAGGTCTGTATAATAACCAAGAGATATGGACCAGAATCTGGTATGGGTGAGACAGATAAGGTTTACAAAATTGCCTTGGACCTCGGTATCAGTGAAGTCCACTTCACCAATCGGGAACTCAAAGACAAGAAGATCCAGGATTTGGGAATAGAAGTTCATTTTGAAAACTCAGAGTATGAATCTCAAGTAATACAATTCACAAACCCTAATTGTCTTGTTGTTCTAATAACCGATCCATATTGGAGAGACTTGGTTTACTGATATGAACAAGAATCTCTATGAAATAGAAAGGGAATATTGTAGGGAGGTAGCCGAATTTTTCCTGTCGAATATTTTGGTCATTTGAAAACAAGTTGATATATTTGTAATATATAACAAAACAAACGGTTCCATAGTTTAATGGATAAAACGGGTGACTTTTAATGGAGCGACTTATCAAGAAATTGATTTGTTGGATATCGTCAAATTCGGTGAACGCTTTAAAATGCCAATACCGAGCCAAGCTATTAAAATAGAAGGTGTAGAGACTTGATGGCGATTACCTAAGTTGGAAACAATATGGTAAAGGTAAAGTCCAGACCACAAACGAAAGGTGATGAAAATCATAGTGGTAAGCTAATCTCCAGATCTGAGTTCGATTCTCGGTGGAACCACAAACAATATGAAACAGAATTCATTGCTTCTTGCTCTACTTTCAATCCCGACCAGAGTTCGGAAGTGAATGATTTTGCTTCATCTGAAAACCGGACTCAAAAGGTCCGGTTTTTTTGTGCCAAAAATAAAAAATAGAATTATGAAAAAATATGTATTGGTCGCCTTCCCTTATCCTTCCGGTTCCGGATCTCATCAACTAATGGGTATTCAAAAAGGACTTAGTTGTATCGATGGTTCTTTTTTTAATTAAAAACCATATCCCTACACATAGGGAGCAGCTTGTTATTATGGATTTAGAGAAGAAATTTGCTCACATTTAAAAAAAATAAAGATATGAAAAAACAAATTTATATACTTTCAGCCTTTCCGTTTCCTAGTTCATCAGCTCTTCACATGGGACACGCTTATTCCTACGGGATTATGGATTCGTACGCCAGATACTTGAGGTATCAGGGCAATGAGGTATTCCAACCGATGGGATTCGATACTCATGGATTGCCGACCGAATTATATGCTCAAAAAGTTGGTAAGGATCCGAGTGATGTCGCCTGGGACAACATCCGAAATTTCAAAAGACAGTTGTCATCGATGGGAACCGAGTATGAAATGATGTTTTCCACACATGATCCCGAATATGTGAGGTGGACCCAGTGGATATTCTCCAAATTGAAGGAACACGGGTTGGCCTACAAGAAATTCGGCGATGTCAATTGGTGCCCGTCGTGCGGGACTGCCTTGGCCAACGAGCAGTGCAAGGATGACAGATGTGAGAGGTGTTCGGAAAGGATTGAGATCAGAAAGATGGACCAGTGGTATTTTAGGATAACAGATTACCGTGAGAGGTTGATTAAAAACTTGGATTGGTTGGACTATCCAGAATCTACTAAGAAAATACAGAGAAACTGGTTGACAAATTTGAAAGATTGGTCGGTTGGTAGGCAGAGGAAATTCGGGGCTCCGATACCGATCGAAGGTGAAACTGATACATTGGACACCTTTGTGGACTCATCTTTTTATTTCATCAGGTATTGTGATCCAGAAAACCGAAATGAGATCTGTTCAATGGAGAAGTACAGACAGGTTGATACCTACTGTTGCGGGGTGGAATTGGCCACTAATCATTTGATATACAGTCGTTTCATACATATGTTTTTGTATGACATTGGTGTAGTTCCATGTGAAGAACCATTCAAAAAATTGATCCATAACGGAATGATATTGGCGGGTGATGGGAATAAGATGTCAAAGTCAAGAGGAAATGTTGTCAATCCAGACGACTACGATTCTGACATCATGAGATTCTATTTGATGTTTATTTCTCATTTCTTTGACGGTGGTGTTTGGTCGGATCGGAACATCTCGGGTGTCGAGCGGTTCGTCTCCCGCTTTTCCGAATGGATGTCCAGGGAAGGTGACGACACGATTGATGTCGACCAGTTCAGGAAAAGGATATTCGGGTATACCGAGTCGTTCAAGTTCAATAAGGTGGTCAGTGAGTGGATGACCTTGCTGAACAGGGAAAGATCGAAAAGCTTGACTCCTGTCGTTAAGAAGGAGTTGGTGGATCTGATTGGGATATACATGCCTGGGATGCCAAATAGGATATTGTTGAAATAATATATAATGTAATGAGAATATCAAAATTTTTCGAATGGTCAGGGGATTGGAAATCTCATCTTCCCAAGGAAATAAAACTACATGATGGGAAAAACTATACGTTTAGGTTAGGAAATATTATGGAACCTTCTGACATGCAATATCAGATAACCTATGAAGATCCAACCTATGGTTTCCCTGATACGTTTGAGATTGACATCTATAAGATTACGGTCGGTGGTTCCATAAAACTAGATATTGATATGACCTGTGGGGATTTCATGGTATTCTCGTTCAGCATAATGGACGGTATGATTTCGATAATTGAGGATCCAAAGAAATTTTGGGGGACAGAAAGGTACTGTATGGATGAGAGTTCGATAAAGGAGCTTTCTCAGTTTTTCAGTTACTTAACTGGTAAGGAATTGTCATTCGGAGATTTCGAATTCCTTTGTCCGTTAAAATAAAATTTGTTATTTTTGTAAAATATGTATAAGTTTTCTAAAATCTCTGAGAGTTTAGGTAGACCTTACAAGGTTGGTCTAGATCTGCACGGTGTTATAGATTCAATGCCTGAATTCTTCTCTTTTTTCACTAAGGCGATAATAGACTCTGGTGGAGAGGTTCATATAATAACTGGTGGAACGTCGGAGAAAGATGTCAAACTTTTGGAGGATTACAAGATAAGATGGACTCATTTTTTCTCGATATCTGATTATCACCGAGAAAAAGGAACACCAACCAATGGAATTCATCCAAAATATGGGTTTCCACAGATATCAGATGATGAATGGGACAAAACAAAAGGTGAGTACTGCGCCAAACATAGTATCGATCTTCACATAGATGATACCCTTATATACAACGATTATTTCACAACTCCTTTCTGCAGACTTTGGACTCACAACAAACATCCAAAGGGAAGTCATAAAGACGCAAGACATTTGGACTAATATGAAGATAAGCGCAGGAATAGCTATAATATATCGGAACAAACTTCTTCTTTGTCATCCGACTAACAACCGTTGGATCAACTCATTTTCCCTTCCCAAAGGTGGTGTTGATTTGGGTGAGAGTTTTTTGGAAGCGGCAATACGAGAATGTCGTGAGGAGGTTGGGATTGAAATAAATCCTTCTCAGATATCGAACCCGAAAAATCCGATTCGGGTCGATTATGTCAACAAAGGGGGGATTATGTTCAAGACGGTTTACGTCTATGTTGTCTGGATATCCAAATTGTCCGAGATAGGGTTGGAAACCGAAATTGTCCCAAAGGAACAGCTTCAGGCTTCGGAGATAGATTGGGCAGGTTTCCTGACCTATGAGGAAGGACGTGATAAGATATTCCACCGATTCCTGTCGGTATTGGAACTTGTAAAACAATAGTATGGATATAAACAGGTTTAATTTTATTTATGGGGAGGCAGGATCAGGAAAAACAACCGCTGCCTTGGAATTCACCAAACTATCGGACAGGAAATGTTTGTTTTTCGACTTGAACAACGGTTGGGGCACTAGGGCGGTAAAATCAGGGAAGATTGTGAAAGTCACCATGCAGAACCCGACCTATCAAGGAATACTTCAGTGGCTGAAGCCGATGACCGACTCTTGGGATGTTGTGATAGACAATATTAACCAGATTCATTCGGATTGTGGCTTGAATGAGTTTATAGGAATGCTTTCTGAAAAAAACCGGTATTTTTTTGTAGTGTCAATCAGTCGGAACCAAATAACTAATGGTTATATTTATCAACGGGGGGTTATGGATAGTGTTAATGACAACCAGATATCTACTTTCGAGTGTCTGAGGGAAAGAACTGATGGTGTATATGAATTGGAAGATGTCATACACATACGTGACAATCAGTCCAACCGTGAATTTCTCCTCCGTGAATTGAAACAGGAGGTCAGGGATTCCAGAATAAAACAGATTCTTTTATGAAAAGGATGAAACGGAATAGGATCTCAAAGAAGGTGGAAAAGGAAATTAGGGAGGATATCCTTAACTTAAAGTCCAATTTTTATAAATATTTATATCATGACGATCCTGATTTGGATAATTTCTGTCAGTATGACCTTTATGAGAAATGCCGATCATCGGAATTTTATTATGATTGGTTAGAAAATCCTGAAAGGTTGCGGGACGAGAAGATTGATGAGATACTCGGTGAGAAAAAGGATCCGAAACTTGGGGATATTTTTCCAGAATCTTTGAAAAAAGGAAAATAATTTCATATCTTTGTCCATATGGACGAACAATCGATAGAATACATCAGGGAAAATTTCAGTCAGGACAATCTGAAACAATATCAGGATTTTCAGACGATGGTTTTTGACTATCGAATTAAGGAACTTATGAATCATCTTTTATATGAAATTTAATCTATTACTATCGTTAATCTGTCTGGTTTCTGGGATTTATCAGATCTTTCAGTCGAGTTATGTTTCAGGTGGAATAAGTTTATTCCTTTCGGGGATTAATTTTATTTATTATCTTTCAAACCGTAAATAATAACAGGGAAAATAAAAAATTATGACAATAGAAAAACGCATTGAAACGGACTTCATGTCCGCATTCAAGTCAAGAAACATGGAAGTCAAGACTCTTCTGGGTACGGTTAAGGGTGAGATGCAGAACCTTAAAAAGGTCCTGAATGTTGACGCCCTTTCAGATGAAAAATCTATGGAGCTCTTAAACAAGTTTGCCAAGAACATGAAGGAGACCATCAAGCTTACCAATGATGAGAAGATAAAGGAAGAACTCGCCATTATCGAAACATATCTTCCGAAACAGATGTCGGAAGCCGAAATCATCGCCAAACTAGACGAGGTCATCGCATCTGGCGCGAGCAACATAGGTGCGGTAATGAAGGCGTTCGCTGATCTTCCTGTCGACAAGAAACATCTTTCCGAACTTGTAAAATCTAAGATTTGATGAATCGGGTTGCGATGATTAAAAAAGAATCTCTCAAGGAAATCCTTGAATCGGGAATAAGCTTTCAGTTCCCACACAAGGGAAGTATTTCGTCTTGGTATGATGAACTGAAATGCTATAAGTATGATAATTTTTATCATGTCGGTATGACCAAGTTCTCTGATATAGACCAAGCCGTGGACTTCTTTCTGACGGAGGCGTTCACGTCAAAAAACGTCGGATATGTCCAATCAAGGCTGATGGAAAGGGGCGACTTGGGTGAATATGATTTGGAGAAACCTTCCAAGAGAATAAAGAGGCTGTTTGAGGATGAAGGTAAAATAGTGGATGAGGAAGCCAAAATTTGGAATCTGAAATCGATTGAATTTCCAAAACCAGAGGAAGCGGTTTCTGAGTTTCATGAACTAGTGAAAACCCTGTCACCAGATAACATCAAATCTTCTTTGGGTGAATTTGAGAAAAAATACGCTACTCTCGATCCATATATCAGTCTGTCATACAAATATGATGTTGAAGGGAATGAATATGGATATCGGACCACAATTGACTTTTCTGATTTCTCAATAGAAGATATGAATAAGGCTAAGTTCAGGAAGGATTTGCCTCAACATAAGATGAAATGGAACTGTCTTTATATCAGTTTCAGGGTTAAGGGTGATAAGGAATTCTATTTTTTCGATTTGAATTTTTAAATATAAATATGGATAAGAAATATAAGGTCCAATATTGGCGGGACGGGGATTACGCCGTCTATGAACTGATGGAGGAGTCGGGAATTTTGGTTGATGATGTTTGGTGGGAAAAGGTTTTTTCCGGATCCCTATCCGACTGTGAGGCTTATATCAGGCTTCATGTGAACGGTTACATGTAAAAAAATTTGATATGTGGTATATAGTTTGGCAAAACCCCTACCAGAGATATAGTTCAACCCAGGGAGATGGATATTTCGTGGGATATAAGAACAAATGTGAGGACTCTTTCTCCAAAAATTGGTTCGAGGCGAAACGATACAAGTCGTTCAAGTCGGCCGTCGAAAGACTTGGTATCAAAATGAACTCCCATATGCTGACGGGAGCCCAGTTCTGTGAGGGAAACATTTTCGACGAACAGTCAAAACGGGACTTCAAGTTGAACAAGCTTCTCGACACCCCTGATCCCGACATCAGAAACTTTATATTCTCCAAGGGTCGAATCGATAAGATAGACGAGAAGGGGAATTTCTGCGGGGATGCTTCCGATGAGGTTGTCAAATGGGTGGAAGGGTCGATACGGTCGAATATAAAGTCCTCTGAAAACCAAAGGAGGAAATTCGAAAAACTTGGTTTGAAATCGGAACCTAAGGAAGATGTTTCGACGGAAGCTTATTTGGATGATTTTATGGACTTTTTCAAATAAATTTTATGTCTATTTTCTTGGATAATGAATATGTCCTTCCATTGAAAGGAAAAGGTTATATCCGTGTTGATAGAATGCTTATACCTGACGGTTCGTATTTCAAGACCGGAGGTGGGTATTGTTTCAATATCAATACTCCCGATGGTCATTCCGTCGGATATGCTGTAATAACAAATACGGGAATAAGGGGTATGTTCAGAGACTCTGATCAGGTCCTTGTTAAGGATGGAATTCCTATGAATGAGGATGTCTACATGATAATGACAATTCAGTTGAATCATCACAGGGATGATAAGATAAATAAAATATTGGAATGAATATGTATAATGGAAATGTAATTCTTCTCGGAAAACCGGGATGCGGAAAAGGAACCTTGGCTAAAAGCCTGGTCTCCAAATACGGATACTCTCTCATATCCACAGGGGACATCCTGCGTGAGGAAAAGAAATCGGGTTCCGAAATCGGGAAAAAGATAAACGACATCCTCGGAAAGGGAAATCTTGTTCCCGATGAGATCATATTCGAAATCATCAGGGAGAAGATCAAATCGGTAAATCCACCCGTCATAATTGACGGAACCCCGAGAACCGTCGCCCAGGGAGAGTTTCTTGATAAGGTGACAGACGTGGGTTTGGTCCTGTATATTGACGTTTCCGACGAGACCGCCAAGGAAAGGATTAAGTCAAGGGGGAAATCGTCCGGAAGGGAAGATGACAAGGATCCTAAAATCGCCGAGAAAAGACTTAAACAATACAGGGAGGAAACCGAACCGTTGGTCGATTTCTACAAGAGTGGGAACAGATTGGTGGTCATAGACGGGGAAACCACTGCCGATGAGGTTTTCAAACAGGTGGAAAACGTTCTCCGACTTTGGAATTGATGGTGATTTTAAGTATCTTTGTATCATGATTAGATACGAATCTTTCAGCTACATCTATCCGCCTCGTCCGAAAAATCCGGTCGATCCAAAGGAAATCCCGAATTGGGATGATGGGATAATGATTGCCCAGCCGAAACTGAACGGTTCGAACTCGGTCATATTCATGAACGGACGTGATGTTTATGTCTATAACCGACACAATCAGAGAATGACCAATTTTGACCTTGTCAAAGAGGATTTGCTGAAACTGTACTCGGGATCGGGTTGGATGGTTCTGAATGGGGAATATCTCAACAAGTCAAAGAAGGATGAGACGGGGGAAACGTTCAATCACAAGCTTGTGATATTCGACATATTGGTCTACAAATCCGAATATCTTATCGGACAGACCTTTCAGGAAAGGATTTCCCTTCTTGATTCCCTTTTCGGTAAAAGGGAATCGGAAAAATCGTATCTGTATTCCGTTTTCGAAAACGTATATCGGGTAAGGTCATACTATTCGGATTTCAAGAACCTGTATGACGAACTTGTGAAAATCGACATGGTTGAGGGGTTGGTCCTGAAAAGGAAAAATGCCAGACTCGAGGTTGGTAACAGGGAGGATAACAACTCAAAAAGTCAGGTGAAATTCAGGAAACCGACAAAAAACTATAAGTATTAAAAGGTCACCCAGTGACCTTTTTTATTTCCCCTGATTTCTTCAGGAACCTCAAATCGCTTACCTGGGATGGGGTTCCCATTTTGCCTCTTTTCTTTCCCTTGGTCAGGGTTTTCACCGCGACATCCCCTGATCCCGAGGTTCCTTCGAATGTTTTGAAATCCATGATTCTCATTTAGTTCTGTTTGTTTTTTCCTTCCCAGTAATCATCGGGGAGGAGTTCGTTTATTATTTTTAAGGTGGTCTGGTGGAATCTTTCAATGTTTTCACCGAGGGCTTCCATGAGTTCCCTTACTGTTTTCTCACCGTCCCTCGATCCGTAGAATACCTCTTCCTGTGCGTCATATACAATCAGGAAAGAATATTTCCTGTTCTTGTAGTTGACCTCACAGTCGAAGACGACCGACTCGTTGTCGGCTTCCATGGTTCTGACCTCGATTTCGAATATGAGTGCATCGTAGAGCTTGTTGATTTTCCGTTTGCTGAACGAATATTCGGGTCCGAAATGCTTCAGTTTCAGGATGTTTCCAGTTTCCGGATCGACTGATTCCAGGATCTCGAAATTGTCAATTTTGTTTTCGGTTTGTAATTGGGTGAGAATTTCCCGAACTTTGTTTTCCGGTATTTCGAGTTCCTGGGAAATGAGTCCGATGTCCTGGGTGATGTCATTCCAGTATTCCATTACCTTGTCCATTTCATATGAGTTGTGTTCCATAAACGTATATATTAAAAATAATATATAACAAAAAACAGATAAGCATGCAGAGATTTTCACGAATAAGACCCGAAGAGGAGAAGAATTTCAAAAAGGACGACATCCTTTACAAGGACGATTTCCTTAAAATAATCAAACACGAGGATTGGTCCGTTCTTACCGGACGGGATTCGGTTGTCTGCATCCCGTATCTGATAGAACTAAACAAATTCATCATCCGTCAGGAATATGTCCCATCATTCAAATATGCGGACGGTCAAGAGTTCCATCTGAACTGTGTCGGAGGAGCCATAGAACAGGGTGAGAGTCCCGAGGTCGCTATGATACGGGAACTTCAAGAAGAAGCTGGGATTGTGCTACGGGACAATTTCAAAATAGAATTCGACAAGCCCCTTTTCATTGGAAAATTCTCTTCGATGAAATTTCATCCGTGTATCATTCCCCTGAACGAAAATGACTATCACGAAATTGCCGTGAAGGGAGATGGGTCCGAAGTTGAAAACCGTTCGTCGACTGCCAAGATAGACGTCAAGTTTCTGAACACTCTTAATTGTTCAGATATCGTTACAGAGTTCATGATAATGAAACTTAAATCGTATCTGAACATCGATTGATTTGTCTGAAAAAATTCAACATCATGATATATATCCTATTATACTATTTTATCAGGATTTCAATCCTGATTGAATTTTTTAAATCCTCTCGTTCATAGTTGTATAACTGGATTTTCTGTAAAAAGGGGTTTGGACAAGTTGGGAACTTCAATTTTTTCACTGTCCTTTGAATTTTGTTGAATGTTTCGATGAGCTGTTCGGGGGTGTGATCTGACCCAGGTTTTGAATTCAACGATAAGAGGTAAAATGGTTTTGTTCCTGAGTAGTAAATGTGTAGATGGAAGTAGAAATTCTCGTTTTCTATGAAACTCAGAATAGCGTCTTCAATCTGGTGTACCTGGGGCAGTCTTGCAAAATCGTCTTGTTTCCTTATGGTGTTGTAGATATCGACTATCCTTTCATACGTCTTCCCGTCTTTTCTGCTTATTTCCTCTAGGTCCGATATTATTTTGTTTATTCCATCGGTTGAAACGTCATAATAATCGTTTATTTCCAAGTCATTTTCGTCAAAAATTTTGGTTAGACGTGACCAGGATTCCGACAGGTCTCTTTTCATGCGCGCTGCCGGTATGTGCGCCATGTTTGTTGTGAGGCTACCATCGTAGTAAAACAGACCAAAGTAGATGACCTCCTGAATTATTTCAGTCTTTACCACATTGTTAGATTCGTAAAACGTTTTCCATCCTTTTATCATAAACCTATATATAAAAACCACGGATGGAATTTCCGTGGTTTTAACTGTTCGTCTTAATTTTTTATATTTTGGTTCCGCATTCGGGACAGAACTTTTCGGTTCCCTTGAATTTGGTTCCACATTCAGAGCAGAATTTCCTTGCTATCTCATCTGTCTCCACCGGCTTCTGACTTTCGGGGAGTATCTGATACATCACATGTGATATGTAGAATTTCTGGAAGTTCATATCCACCTCCTCAAATTCCTGTTTCGAGGACTCACCCATTTCTACCCTCCCGGTTTCGATATTCGGGTTTAGGTTTGTGTATGTCGATGATTTCAGGTTTGAATTCAGGTTTGAGTTCATACTAGTCGATGAGTAAAACGAGTTAGTCGTGTATTGCGTCGATTGGGCGTTTGTCGAGATGCTGGTTGTGTATGAGCTTCCAAGTATTCCGTTGTCCGTACCGGATGAGTATCCCACTATCTGGTTCGAACAGTATGTGTTGAACGGATTGTACAGTGGGTGTGGGTACGGGTGATAGTATGGGTAATAAACAGGGTAGTATTCCCTTATGTATCTTGGGGTCTTTATTGTCAGGATATTTGTCTCTTCCTTGTAGAAGAAGACTTCTACCATCCCGTTTTTTGAAATCGCAGTCTTGGCTTCCTGTGTGTTTTCCACCTCATAGGTGTTGAAGACGAATTTCTTCTTGTCGTCGACGAAACAGTCGAGGTAGAATCTTTGACCGGGTCTTATGACTAGACCTGATTTGGAAACCGAACTACCGTTTATTTTAATGTCGGCCAGAACTGATTCCTGAAGTGGATTGTGTAATTCTATTTCGAAATTCTGACCGTCCTGAAGATAGACTTTGCTGCCTTTCTTGATTGATTTTCTTCCACGGTCTGATGGATTGACAATCCATGCGGAGGGTTTGTTGTCGTCGGTGACGACAGTTTTTACTCTTTTCATGCTATTCTTTTTTATTTTGGTCCTATATCTTTGTGTCTTTTCAAACACTCCAAGTAACATTCAATTACTCGACATAAGATTCGACGAACAGTCATAAATATATATTACGAAACGGGTCCTTTGTTTATTCTTCCAGTTCCATCTTTTTCATCCAATCGATCCAGGACATGTTTCCTTTTTTGTTGTTACAGTCGTAACAGGCAACCGCAAGGTTTTCGTAGTCGAACTCATCGCCGCCATTGGATATGGGTTCCTTGTGGTCGCAAGTCGCTCCGTCTTCCGGTTTGAATATGCGCATCTGCCTTTGAATCTTCATCTTGTCCTTGACCTTGTCCCATTTCAGTTCTTCCGGATTGAAATCGTAAACCGTAAGAGGTCCCTTTTTGCAGTATTCGCATCTGAGTTCCCCTATTTCCCTCTGTCTGTCCTTCAGGAACTGGAGGTTGTTCAGGGGGATGGCAAGGTCCCTTTGGAGTTTGGTCCTGAAAAACATCGAACGCTGTGACGGAGTCATTTTCTTTACGTTTTTCAAGGTTTTCAATATCTCGGAATCTTCTAGGTCCTGAAGTTTTCTTTTCAGGAGAATGGCATGTGATGGGGATGCGAATGATTGGGGATCGTCTAGTATGACATCCATGTATTTGGTGTTCTTTGTGGATGTGTCATAGTTTTTGATCTTGTGGAGTTCCGATATGAAACCCTCGAATCTTTCCAACTTTATCTGGTTGTAAGGATGGTCCCAACCTTTTCCGAGTCTTGATTTCAGTTGGCGTTTAAGGTTTTCGAAATCGTATTCCTTTAGTTTTCGTTTGAGGGTTCTGGTGTCAAATCCCAATATTTTAGCTATCTTCTCATATGGAAGATACCAGTATTTAGAGATGGTTTTGAATATGACATCCTTTTCCATTCTCTCCAAATTCAGATCCTCTTCCTTTCCTCTTTCTGGAATATCGATGGTGGTGGATTTCCTTTTTTGTTTTAGGAAATTTATCGCGTTGATAAGTTCGGGTTCCAAATCCTCGTTGAATTTTTTCAGATGTTTCATATTTGATATATATTAAACTTTTTTCCTATATTTGTCTTAATATGGACGTCAATCAACACTATGAAAAATTCATTCGGGAGGAACTACTGAAATATGACCGATTTGTTTCGGTTTCTGGCAACCCAGATTTTAATCATCATTTCGACAGATGGAATTTCTTCGATTTCGACAAGATCCTTAAAATTAGGATGGATCAACCTGGTCAGATTTTCCTGTATGAGATTTACGACGGAACCTCAGGTACGGTATCCTATCCAAAAATAGGGATTTTCCTGAACTATATCCCGTGTGACCAGACTCTTGAGATGGAGTGGATGGATTGGAAAAGGACATGGGAGAATAACCGGAAATTCAGGTACAATTTCCGGGACGGGGGATATCATGACACGGAGAGGGAATACAATTTTTTTAATGTCGGTTCCTCATTGAGAATAAGGTCCATGCCGGAGTGGAGCGACTATCACCTTATTTACGGCGTTTGGGACCGGCTTCCCGATTGGAAACCCCTTAGGAGACATTATGAGCAGACCTGGTGGTTCCACAGGAATTTGGATGAGAAAAGGGATATAAGTCTGGAAAGAATTCTTGGGAATATTAAATAGTTTAAATATATTTGTAGTATGGTAAAACAGAAAAATTTCTCAAGTCTTGAGAAACTCAATCAATTCCTGACTGAGAATAAGGTTCAGGTTATTAATGTGGAATCATACGAGTATGAATATGACACGGATCTTCCTCTTATGAACGGGACCACTTTCGTTACAAAAAGGGAAGGGAAAAGATTGTATTACATTTGATTTGGCGGTTTCAGAAAACTTTCGTATCTTTGTGTAACAAAACAATCAGATATATGTCAAAATTCGACCGTTCGAAAGTTAGGGAAATACATAAGGACATCAACGACGCTCTTCGTCAGATAGCTCAGAAACACGGAATGACTTCCCTGTCAACGGGAACACTGAGTTTCGACGAGACCAAGTTCACCGTTCGGGTTACGGGTGTTGCCGCACTTGACGCTTTCTCAACCAAGACCGTTTCCGAAATCCAGACAGGCGTGACAAGTCCACTAGCCCTGATGAATAAGTCTTTCGTCACGACTTCGGGTAAAAGGTTCACTGTCTGTGATTACAAACCAGCGAACAGAAAGTATCCGATTATCGGTAAAAACGAAGCGGGAACCCGTTACAAGTTCACCGTGGCTCAGGTAAAACTCGGACTGATTGACTAAACTTGATTAAAACTACAAAAGTAGTTGTTGTAGGTTGTTACTGGCCGACATCGGATCATCCGAAGTACAAGGTTGTGGTTAAGGGAGTATTAAGTTAACCCTTGATGTCATTATACGACACTACTTTTTATTTGGTCTTCGAACCTAATGTGGCATGGCTAGTCACACCGGCTTCTAAACCCGGTGGTATGGGGTTCGAATCCCTCGGAGACCACAGATTATATGACACATGATGATTTGATAGGTCATCTGGATGTTCTCTTGAAACTGATCAAGAAGCAGCGTCCGGGAACTGACAAACATAAGGAATATATGGACTATTATATGTCAGTCGTAACATCGGACGATGTCCGACCAACTTTGAAGGGAACCCAGCATTGGCATCCCACCAAAAACGACATTCGTGATGATAAGATAAACCAAATCCTAAACTAAGGACAATATTTTTAATATATAATAAAAAAACAAATTTTATGTTGTAGGTAAACAAATTCAACGAAACGAAACTTGTGGTGATAACCAGGCAAGACATCAATCCTGGATATCAGGTGGTACAATCCACACATTCTGTCGCGGACTTCGCATCCGTTTTTCCCGAAACTTTCTCCAAGTGGAAAAACGAATCCAATTCAATCATCTGTCTTTCCGCGAAAAATCAAGAACATTTACTGAAACTGTTTGACAGGTATTCCAAACTGACGCCGACCGTAAGGTTTTTCGAACCCGACATCGACGAATGGACATCCATATGCCTTTACGCGACACCTGAGATCCGTAAGACCCTGTCAACACTTTCCCTTTCATTAAAAAATAATCCCAAATATGAAACTGTTTAATCTGAAAAACGGAAACAAGGAAACCATGCCACAAAGGAACATTCCTGTAATACCTTCCGAGCAGGTGGTCATCATTCACTCCAAGCAATACATCATAGAAAAAGTCCATAAGATAAGCGCCCAACCCTATACTGAGGATATCAGACCTTACGGGTGGACTCTGGAACTCGGACATGATATTCATGGAAAAATTCAATACTACGATTACACCAAGAAGGTCTACACCACAAGGGAATCAGCCATACAGGCGATGATCCAGATAAAAAAACAGTGGGGATCGGGTCCTGATAGGCACTGGAGGATATCAGCCCTTTACAGGATGGATACCATGGACTGGAGGGATTACCTGATAAAGGAAATCTTCAGGGAGGAACAGCCCTGCAGGAAATATGAGATGAAATTCTGGAAGGTAAGGGAGGATTCCACGGTCAAATCCCAGAGGGGATATGAGTTCAAGGCAAAGAAGGGACAGGTCTATGTCCAGTATGAGGATGGAGTGATAGGACTGTTGTCGACCCCGACCGAGATCGGCGGATACGGAAACTACAGATGGACTCTCGACAGGCTTTTGGAAAACGATTTGGTGGAAGAGGTTGATATAATAACACAGAAGTGGATACATCCCCATCTTCCGATTCAGTTGAAAAACAAATACAACGTAAGGTAATGAAAAAGACAGCTATATATTTTGTGGAATTTTCCGACGGAAAGAGGTATTACAAGACAGATACCTTTTGGAGCAAGCACTCCGACCCCAAGAACGCCAAGATTCACGACAACAGCAGTGACGATCAGGAAAGGTTTTTCACCTCACTATGCGGAGGCTTCAAACCATTCGGGACCAAAGAGCACACCGATGAGGATTTAAACGGATGGGTCAGGAAATACGAGGGATCGGTTTACGGTTACCAGACCGTGGGTGGACAGATCGTTGGATGGGAGATATCGGACGAGAACAGACTCGATCCTCCAACATATCTCAAAATCATAGATTCGATAGACCGGACCGGAAAGGTTGAATGGTCTGATGTCAAGGTGATGTTGAGAAATAAAAAAATAAATCAGATTTTCGATGAGAAGGACTAAGGTGGTTTATGCGGTCAGATACGACTGGTATGGGTACGAGGGTGTTGGTCACTGCAAATGTGAATATGTCTCTGAAAACATATCGGATATAGGAAAATTCATAGACGACGAACAGTTCCGGAGTCATGAGCTGCGTCATGACTCCAACGGACATATAACCAGGAT